TCAGTATCCAGCCTCCATCGCTGCGAATATGTGGTAGCGAGCTTGGTCCAAGTCGCGCTCTTGTTCTTCGATAATCGCTTCGAAGCGTCGAATTATCTTGGCAACATCGCCGGGAAATTCGAATGAGCCGGTTTTGGGATCGCGGTATTTGTCGACAAGTGCGTGGTCCGCTTCTGTGCGATCAGCAAGTTTGGCTTCCATGGCCAGAATTTGCGAAGCGCTGTAGTTCTTGCCGTTGATCTGGATGCCGTCGATTTCAGCCTGCACCCATCCCTGATAGAGCGCATAAACTTTCATTCTTCCTCTCCATAAGCTTCATCGGCGTGAACGATGCGTTCGTATTCCTCGCCAGTTGCGTCAACACGGACAGTTTGGCTCACCCGACCGTCAAGCGTGTCGGCTTGTTCAAGTATCGTGTGGCCGTTAGGAAGGCGGTCAGGATGGCGGTTCATAGCTTGCGGGCCTCCTTTGCGCGCAAGAGGGCGATGCCGTAGGCGATCACCGGGCAAAATTTCACGAGTTCAGTTAGCTCATCGCCAGTGAAAGACTTCGCGCACCGTTCGAATGTGGCGGTCACCGCATCCACTTCCCTATCAGGCCCTTCCAGCTTGGATAGTCTGTCAATGAGGGTCATGATGCGTAGCTCACAATCAGGTGGTAATCACCGAGGACAAAGGTAACGGTTCCGTGGAAGTCGTCGCCGGTAAAGCCGCCGCCGTTCTGATTAACCCATTCGTGCTTTATCCCTTTGATTTCCGGGCCTTCGTAATCCTGACATTTGCCCCTTGGTGGCTTTCCTTCATGGCGCTGCAAGAAAACATTATACGCCCCGTCAACAGAGCGGGACAGCGTATCAATTGCTTGCATTGTCTTGGATGAAAATAAGGTCATGGCTTGTCCTCCAAGGCGGCACGGGCTTTGTACATAGATTTCCAAAGTGCGTTACGCTCTGGTTTTCCGTCATATGAGCCGCGCATCTCGCCACCAGTCTGGTATCTGTAGTATTCTGATATTGCTTCGTGCGTCGCTTCCAACGCCTTCCTTGCCGCCGCGAGTCGGGTTTCGAGGGCTTTGGCGCGGTTATAATGGTGCAAGGTGCTTTCATTATCGAGTTCACGCTGTTTATCTAACGTCTCGGACAACTCCTTCACCCGCGCAGTCAGCGCCGCGTTGTCGGCTTTCAGATCGTCCCGCTCTTTACGCATCGGATGAGAGGTTGTGCCGTCTGAATGTGTGATGACACCGGCATCCATCGCTTTCTTGTACCAGCGCTCCGTTTTCGCCCGTTCCGCCGCCAATAGCTCCTTAGCCTGGTCAGCGCGAACATATGCACCCCCGCCCATTTCAACGATGCCGTTGCCAAAGATGCTCAGATCGTACCGCACCAGTCCCGTATCTGTAGCGGCAGGCGCGGGGCGGTGGCATAGATCAGCGCGGATATACTCGGTCACATGAGAGCCCACTTCTGCCAGTTCGCTTTCTTCATAAAAGTAAGGGCAGTCGTCTTGTTCAATCCAGATACGTTCTGGTGTGTCAGCCATTGCTGTCCTCCATGGTCAGGCCATACCACCAGCCGTAAAGGCACCATTCGTCATAGCCGGTGCGGATGCCGGGGACGGCGGAATACCATCGATCAAGTTTCCACATGTCGTAGGCGTATTTGAAACGCTTGATGACAGGGACGCGATATAGAAACGGGCGCGGCGGAAGGTGATAGTCACCGATTGCGCCCTGCGCGCGCCACCCATAGTGATCATCCATGGCGGTCGCCTCCTGTCGGGCGGGTGGCTTCCGGCTCCAAAATGAAGCAAGCGATATGCCTGCCCGTGCCTTTGCCGGTGGATCCATCTTCTGTTGCCAGCCACTTCACATCGCCAAGGTTGCGAACCTCAGCGCCAGCGGCCAGAAGCATCAGAACCCATTTATCAATCGGATAGACCAGAACAACGCGCTTGCCTTTCTGCTGCTCGGCAATAGCCTTGCGCGCCCATGCGGTCGGGCCTTTCTTCTTGCCTTCATGAATGATGGATCCGAATGGCGGATTGACGTAGTTCGATATACCCCACTCGCAAGTCAGGCCGTCGAAGTCATCCGGTTTTGGGTAAGGGCATGGATCGAACGTAAAGCTGAACTCGGCGTCCAATTGGTTGTAAAGTTCTGGCGGCGTCAGCCAATAGTGCTTGCCATCGTCGCCATTGCCCTTGTGAAACTTGTTCTCGGCAGGATGCAATCGGCTCTGGTGGCTGGTCTGCACTTCGCCAAGAATATCGGAAAGATCGAATTGCTGGTTCATTCCGCGCCCTCCGATGGTGCAGAGGGGAGAGGACGCCAGTGGGTGGGGTGTTCTATAGTGAGGCTGTCGTAGTAATGACCATCCCAAACGTCGCGATATGTTGGCCCGCCGTCCATGTGAGGGTATAACTCATATTTTTTCCCCGCTGAGCATCGGAACGGCCATTTGCCGTCCCAACCGATGAACTCTGTCCCATCCTTCGGCGCGGTCTCAATCGGCAACCAGCCATCCGCGACCATTTTACCGGCGTCGGCAATATGGTCCGCTACAGGCTGAGACGAGAGGGCGCGGATAGCGGCGCGAACTAATACCAGCAAGCGCATTTCCTTATTCGCGACAAACCCAGTTTCGTCATGGTCAGCGTCGGAGAGATTATCGAAATAAGTTTCGCATAGCAGTGATGGATAGCCGACGGGGCAAGTTTCGTCCTGTTGGATTTTGGTGCATTGGCAAGGCGCTGCGGATGGCTCAAGCGCCTCCATCACACCGCCCTCCGCAGGCGACGGCGATTGTCGTTGGCTGGATTGCGACGCTGGCGTGGAGCGCCATAGCGGAACCTAACGCCGGTAATGCGCGCCAGTTCGAAAGCCGTGTCTCGCAGCGTCTCGGCTTCAGTGTGGTAGCCAAGAGCGCGCACGGCCTTTGAAATCGACAGGACCTGCGCGGCGGTCGTGCCTTGTTGCTGAAATTCAGCTGCGGTCAGGATGGGTGCCATAACGGCGTGCGTCGTCGATACATGTCTGTGCATGTCATTCTCCTCGTGTTTGGTGGGTGGTGATAGGTGTGCGCCGTGTTGCGGGGCAACAGGGCGCAGAAAAAGGTAGGCGGGCGAAGGAGGAAAGGTGTTCGTTTTCATCGAGGCCCGCCTAGGCGTCAGCTTATGCCGCTCGACGCCATTCGAGATAGAGGTGCTTCACAAGACGCTTTTCAACGTAGCGGTGCGCACGGTTAGCTGCGTGCATCTTGTAGCTTTCCTTGCCGGTTGCGCTTTCAGTGACGGGCAGGCCGAGTTTTTCGGATTCGTAGCGGGCGCGCTCGGCGTAAACTTGCTGATAATAGGTAAGGTCCAGATCGGCCCGAACGTCTGCGCCGTATGCTGGACGCCACTTTCCCATGCCTCCGATTACATGCTGGCGAGCATTCCAGCTGACCGAACGACGTTGGCGGTTGTAACCGTGTGAGATCCAGTCGTCAGCGGATGCGCTTTTACCTGGGTTGCCCTGACGGTTGCCGTCGATCACAGCGAGGCCAAGGCGCTTCCACACGGCGGACACTGATTTATAAGTACCGATATCGCCGCATTCGCCGACGATGGTGGCGAATGAAATGTCACCGAACCCTTTAACGCCTTTCACCCAGTCATAGACGGGGAGCCGTCGAGCAAGCTTTTCCATTGCCTTCTTGATTTCGGCGTCCTGCGATTCAAATGCGGCAATAGCGGGCGGGAAATGCCGAATAGTAGCGGCGAGGCGGGAAACGATTTCACCTGCCTTTATCTCTGCGATGGCTGCTTTGAATGCATCATCAACACGCTTTTCAGCGGCGTTAGACAGCTTTACGCGCTTGCGGCCAAATGCCGTCACCTTGTCATATGCGGAATCTTCCACAAAGTCGGCATCGGTGCACAGCATACTGCGTGCCGCAGCTTTGGCTGCCAATATAAGCTTCGTCTTATTCTTGATGACGAACTGGCGCTCACGATGCAGGGCGACGATTTCGTCGATGATGCCTTCAGTTTCCGGGGTGGGTGCATAAGGAGCAAGCAGGACATGGCCGGACGACCATGCGGCTTGTGAGTTGTGGCCGATTGCGACAGCGGCAGCAATGCTGGCAGGGTTAAGCGATACGTTCATGGTAATTCTCCTCGTGTTACGGGCGTTGCGGCTGTGGGTTACAAAGTTGGTATGGCCCGTGGTTGGTAGGGGCGCAGATGGGCGCCATATTGATGGGTTACGAAATTGGGGCGGCCCATCTGCAAAAGGGGTGGGGCGGCGATCCTCCTCTGGAGTACGAACGACCGATGTCCGCCCCGAAACTGTTAAACAGCGCGCGATGCGTTATAGAGCGCAGTCAACGCGGCGTTATCGAACTCGTCCGACACCGCTTTGCCTGCTGGCAATTCGCGCAGAACCGTCTTGTAGAAATTCGCCTTTTGCCACATGTCGCGGGCTTGCGGCTCATACACGCCGATTGCATGTTCAATGTCAGGCCGCTTGGCATCGGCCATGAGCGTACCGTTTGGCAACACAGCTTCGAGTAAACGCAGAACAGATGTAGCAGCACGCTCTAGGCGGCGCTTCTGGGCTGGCGATACAAGCGGCGCTTGCTGCATTTGAACGCGCGGCTTGGACACGTCTGCATGAATGTCGTCGTTGAAAATCTTGGCGTTGTCGCTGCGGATAAGAATGCCGATTGCGGATTTTGCGCCTTCGCTGATGAGGTATTCCGTCAGCGCTGCATTATGCTCGGCGGCGTCAATAACAGCGCGTACCGCGTCGTCTTTTCTTTTGCCCGCCTTATCGAAGGTGTAGGCGATCAAATCGCGAGGGGCCATGTTTTTGCCGCCGGTTGATCTTCTGGCTTTCGTCGGGGTGATGTTGGTGTGGATGTTCATGTTCATTCTCCTCATGGGTTGCGGTTGGTAAAGAGGCCGAACGCTGGCGTGATGGCCTTGGGTTGCAATGAATTTCTGGCCCGCGCTCGGTATTGGGTTGGCAAGTGCGGCGTAAATCCAATGGGATACGCCGAGCGCATGGCCGCACTTGCCTATTCATTGAGGGCGGGCGCGTTTCCGATGGGTTTCGCGCGTCAATTGGCCGCCCTCATGCCGCCGAAGCGGCTAAACTTGTTTGGCTAACCGGCTGGTTAAGGTGGGGTTTCGCATTGCGGTCGGCCGGTCAGCCTCCCCTTTCGGGGAATTGATTTCTGCGAAGCGCGGCGCTCTACACTTGGGTTACTACAGTCAGGTGGCCGCGCTTCGCAGATTGTTTATGCAGGGCAGGACGGGACTCATATGGTTTATGTCTTCCCGATGGCCTCCCTGCATTTCGTCTTGCGTCGCTATTCAGCGCCGCTGTGATTATTGGACGGGCGAATTATGACTGGTTTTCGGCTTTCACCTGGCCCGTCCTCGGCTCTCGCCGAATTCGTTGGTGTGCAGGAAGGCGCCCAGCTCGTGGGTTGCAGTGTAGTCCTGGCCTTCCTGCTAAAGTTTGGGGTGTGGCGACGACCGTCTGGTTTTCGCTACATCTGTGGCCCACCCCGCGCCTTGCGGCGCTATCTTTCTATCTCTGCCGGTTCCTGCACAACTCGAACGCCATAGACTTTTACTTCAACGATCCCACATTCCCTGGCGCAGGATGGCCGTGCCTTCATGAAGTCCTCCAAGGATGGGTGAATACAGTTCCCACCGCTTGCGCCGCCAAGCTCGCATTCAAAGTCCGTCAGGCACATGTAGCCGGTTACGATGCCGAACTCGTCGGCCCACATGGCGTTAGGCTTGCGCTCATCTTCCATCACGCCACTCCCAGCCCAACGCCGCATACAGCAACGCAGAAGGCCACAACGACGGTCATCTCGACCGCTTCGCGTGCCGCATAGCGTAGCCACGGCTGTGGGCGTGCATGCTTCTTGGCGCGACAGTCAGGTCGGCGCATAGGCTCGACATTGCTGGCCTTGGGTGCGTCGGTTTCCGTTTCGAACTCGTCGTCGACGAGCATTTCTAAAAGGGCGCGGTTCATGCTGCAGCCCTCCGGTTTGTTGCGGCCCGCTCCGCCGCCAGTACGTTGTCGTTCTCGGCAACTGGCACGAGACGGTAGAACCCTCGTTGACCTTGCTGGCCATTTGTCTGTGGAATCGTCCAGCCAAAGGAAGGCAGGAGCTTTCGGAGGCGACTGATTTGCACTCGCACAACGTTTTGCGCGCCATCAGGACCGCCGTTTGGGTCAAAGGCGTAGACGTTGTCGACGAGTTCGTCGATGTAGATGCGACGCGGGTAAATCGCTGTCAGCGCATCGACGATGTTTTTTTGCCCGCGCGGGATGGGCGCGGCTGCAAGTTCTGTGGCTGGATCGCGCTCCATTTTACGCAGCCTCCGCCAGATCAACCGGCGTGCAGCAGGCTACGGCGCCGCTCGTCTGGAAAACTTCGAACGTCTCGCCGTGGCACAGGGCAGCGAGGCGCGTCGCCTCGGCCAAGGCCTGCTCAAACGAGCCGTGTTCGTATGGCATGGTGGTGAAGACTCCAACCCGGCCAGTCTTCTTGCCGCGGCGGAATACAAAGAATCCGCCGCCGATGATTTCATTCGGGCGAGGCTTGGGGCTTCTTCTTCTCTTGGTGGGTTCCATAATTGCAGTCTCCTCGTGTTTTGGTCGGTGGTCAGCAGATCGGCGGTTGCTTCTTCGTGCTGTGGTGTCATCGTTATATGCGAAATAGTCAACAAATGTCAACGCCTGATGATGACAAAACACATAATGAGAAATGATATGGTTTATTAACTGTAAATTGTTCTTGAAATGTTCCGCAACAGGTGGAATCCTTAGTCTCGTACCAAGGAGAGGCGGATGGCTGCGTTATTTGTCGTTCAATCCTTCACCGAGTGCCGGTGGGGAATCATTCCTGACAATCCGATCGAAGTTGAAAACGAAGATCAGGCTGTGAGGTTGGCGGAGAGACTCGCGCCAATAAAGCCCGCAGTCATTGCGGTCTATCGCTGGAATAATCAGGCTGAAGTGATTGCAATGTTCGGACGTGTGCCAGAGACCGTCCTTGAGGCCGCAAACGGCTAGTCAGCGCGTGTTGTATTTCCCTACAACACGATGGCATACGGGCCAATCAGCGCGGAACTCTTTGAATTCCTTGTGTGGATTATACTGCTCAAGCATCCATTCGCGATCGTTGTAGCCAACGAGTCGCTTAATAATTGCTTCGTTCTCGTCCATTTCGCTAGTGTGATAAAGGATCACATCTTCGTCACGCATCGGCGGCAGATTGGGGTTCACGAGCGCCGTTTCGCCAGGACGATAGGCCGGGACCATGGATTCTCCCGAGATAAGCAGGCCGTATCCACCTTTAACGCCATGCAGGACGGCGGGCATCTTCATGTAGCTGATTGGGTCGAACGTAATAATTACGTGCCCGTCACCGCCCTTGGCTGCTGCATAGACGGGGAGGTCGCGCTGATCGCCTACCAGCTCATTGCCGGGGATTAGCTTCGGCGTGAATATATCGGCAGGGCGCTCAAGCTCTGCCCGATCTTCTTGGCTAATCATGTCGCCTTTTTCAAAGGCAAGCCAATCCTCTCGCACATTCAAGGCTTTTGCCAGGCGAGCGACGAAGTCGACGCTGGCTCCACGCTTGCCGCTTTCGAGCAAGCTTATTGCAGACTTGTCGCGACCAACAAGGTCGGCAAGCTGGGCTTGGCTCATGTCACGCGCGACGCGCGCATTCTTAAGGCGAAAGGCGAAATCCTTATCCATGATGGGCTTTTCGCATATTGTTGTGAAAATGTAACGTGCGATTATGTCATCGCGTGTTGACAAAGATGCGAATCTGTCATATCTATATGTCATCAACCGACGCAGAAGACGCCGGACAGTTCGAAGGAGGGCCTACCTCATGATGCCAGAAAACATCCTCCCAAGGATATCGGCACTCAATAGATAGCAGCCGCGCTCAGGCGCAATCGTAATAGAGGAGAGAGCGAATGACGAAAGTTGCCGACAGAAGCGAACCGGCTCTCGTTGAAGTGCCGCCATAGAATTCATCAGGGACGCTGGCCGCTGAAACGCGGCTGGCGCTTTCGCCGTGCTTTAAAAGCAGGCTGTTATGGGTCGGCACCACCCGTTACCCCAGCCTGCCCGTACGTCGCGGTTAACACGAGGAGGGCCGAAGCCGCTTCTACGCCGCGATTTCCTTCGCAGGTACCACCCCGCGCGACCAGACAGATGCCGTTAGACACGGCACTTGTCAACAGTCACCAACCACACACGAGGAGACATGCAGCATTCATCAAGGCACGAACTGCAGGCAACTGCCGCCGCGCACCGTAAAAATGGCGCGTCGTTCGGGAAGATCGCTGAACTAATGGGCATTACCAGAGGCCACGCATGGTCGCTGCTTTCGGAAAGAATGCCCACGCTATCGGCGCCAGAGCCAACAGAGAAGACCGTTGTGCGCCGCACAACTTATAACGGCGGTTATTCGGGAGGTTGCATGGACATCTATGTCTCGCTGCCCCGCATAACCATTCTGGACGGTCCATATACAGGCACAGTCCACTAGCCTTACGAGGCGGGCCGACCGCGAGGATGACGGGGCCGACGATTAACCTCCCGACGAGGAGGCAATCTTGAAAACGAAATATACACGAACGGGCGAGCGGGACATGACAAACCGCAAGCCTTACCGGACGGCTGCGCAAAAAGCAGAGGCGCGCGCGAACGCCGTGCTTCGGAATGGGGCGCACGTTTCCAACGCGCCAGTCACTTACCACCGCGCACCAAAAAGAGGTGCCGCATGACCTGCGAATGCGGTGAATGCTGGGACTTACCCGGCGAAATCGTCGTCCACAAGCTGTGGAAATGGAAGGGCATCATTATCGAAGAGCGCGATAGCTTTCGTTGGCTGACTGTGCGTTTCATGATTCCCGGCACCGGCCTTGTGCAACTTGAAGTCTCGCGCTTCGAAGTCGAGCCCGATTTTGAAGAGGACGGCGGCGGTGTTGAGGCTGGTCAGCCTGAAGATGACAACGTCATCCCGGTCGATTTCACCAAGAAGGTGAAGCTTACGAAAAACACCAAGACGAGGGGAGCCGCTTAAGCAGCCCACGGCAAACCGGGCGGCCAATCACGCTACGAAGCCCAGAGGGGATTCGCTGCCTGCATAAAGCAAAAAGGAGAGAAAATATGAGATTGAAAAAAGGCGACGAGGTACGATCGCATCGAGACTGTCCATTTGGTGGGTTTAAGACTGGTGATATCTTTACGATCACCGCAGTAGACGGCGATTTTATTATGTTCGTCGATAACTACGGCAATAGTCGCCTACGTCCTGATGATGAATTCGAACTCCTGCCCGTTGCTGACGCAACCGGCAAACCTGCCTTCAAGGTTGGGGATCGGGTTGTTGCACTGAAAGACAGCGCCTACAGTATCAAGAAGGGAAGCATTTCCACCGTGATCCGGGTGGATGGGGATCATATTAGCATCCGTAAAGAGAACGGCAAGGCTGATGGCTGGCTTGCCGAGTATTTCGCTCTAGCACCCCTCACCACCGAGACCGGCAAATTCTATCGTACCCGCGATGGACGGAAGGTTGGGCCTATGGATGGGTGGACATCGGACCAGTTTCGCGAGCGCGCCGGAGATGGACGTTACTGGACAGTGGACGGCATTGGTCACGGTGAAGCGAAGGGGGAAGACCTCATCGCCGAATGGGTCGACGAGCCATCCAGCAATGACAACCAGCCGGTTGCGGAGCAACAGGAGGGAAGCGTTTTTATCGACGTGTCCAAGGCTGGCCCTTCACAACTGCACTTAGCAAAAGGACGGCTTGTTAAAATCAACCAAGGCTATGGTTTCGAGTTGGCCCGATACGGCGATTACGTCTGGGTTGATACCGGCAAGAAGCAACCCGTCGTTGCGCATATCAACGAAATTAAGGAGGCCGCATGACCTCCACCACGTACAGCCACACGCGCAACTATGCGCCCAAAGACTACGCGGATGGCGACACCCTCTATGAGCGGGAAACCACGCTCGGCCTTGGTGACCGCTTTCTCTGGGGCTTGGCAGTCGTTGCTGTGCTCGCCTTGACGGTCGGCTTCTACGCATGGGTGCTGGCATGATCTCGTTTGCCACAAAAGCCACGGCTGACATGCCGTTCATCGATCCCTGGCGAAAGCCCGGTGTCGGACGCATCGGGCAGTCCTTGGCGCTTGCAGCGTTCGCGCTGGCAATCGCCACGACAATTGCAGCCTTCCTATTCTGGAACCTGCTGCTGCCGTTCTACGGGCTGCTTTATCTGTGGGGTGCGGCATGACCGCCCCACGCGCATGGCTGCTCACAAGCCCGCCTGCATGGCTTGTCGGCTGGCTCATACTTGCGGCCGTCATCGCCGCAATCGCCGTTACCCACCACACCTACTGAACACGAGGAGACCTATGGCTCTATCTCTTTCAAGCCTCAAGTCGACGAAGAGAAACGATCCGCCCGTGATCCTTCTCTACGGCGTCGACGGCATCGGCAAGACGTCGCTCGCGGCTGAATTCCCAGACCCGATCTATCTGGCAACCGAAGGCGAGCGCCCGCCGTCTGATATCGAAATGGCAACTCCTGGCACGATTGAATCCTTCGACGATCTGCTGAACGTCATCGGCGAACTGCTGACCGAAGAGCACGACCGGCGCACCGTGATTATCGACAGCCTCGATGGGCTGGAACCGCTTGTTTGGCGTGCGACATGCGCGCGCTTGGGCGTGGCGAGTATTGAAGAACCTGGGTTCGGCCGCGGGTATGTTGAGGCCGACACCGAATGGAATGAGCTGATGAGCGCAGTCTCGGCTCTGGCGAGGGCTGGAATATATGTGGTGATGCTCGCGCACCCGGAGATTGTCCGCTTTGACAGCCCTATCACTGATCCATATTCGAGATATTCGGTCAAACTACATAAAAGAGCAAACGCACTGGTTCGCGAAAAAGTCGATATCGTTGCGTTCTTGAACTACCGCGTTTCGATCAAAGAAAAAGAGGTCGCCCGTCAAACGAAGGTCGCTCATGCCGAAGGTGGCAAAGAGCGACAGATACACCTGAACGAAGGTGCGGGGTTCGTTGCGAAGAACCGGTTCAGCATGCCGGATACCGTTTCCTACAAAAAAGGACAGGGTTTCGATGACTTGGCGCGGTACTGGTCTCTTGCCAATGACAATGGCCAGAGGGAGGCGGCGTGATGGCGGTGCAATCCGACAAATTCCTCAACACGGTACGCGGCAAGGCAATGGTCGGCCATGCCTCGCCAGAGGAAATCATGAAGGTCTTCGATCATCTCGATGCACTCGAAATGTTTCTCGACGATCACGACGAGGACGATGTGTTTGGAACTGAAGGCTGGCGCCACACAATCGGCATGGAGGACTAAATGGAAAAAGCTCTAGCTGGCCTTGTCGCAATCGCGGCCATCCTCTTCTTCGCACCGCTCATCGGCGTTCTCGGTGGCGCGTTCGTCGGCTGGGTCGTGGGCCTGTTTTTCGCAGAAACGATCCATGCGTTCCTTGCCGCCGTTGGCATCAACGCGGCGGGCCTTGCGATGTGGCAGATCGGCGCTTCGCTCGGCTTCATCGGCGGGTTCTTCCGCCCGGCTATCCATCGGGCGAAGGCGTAGGCCTCGCCGCTACCACACCACCAACAACACGAGGAAATGACAGATGGCAAAACTAGCCAGCAGATTTGATGCGACTGCTCACGATACGGAGCAGCGGGACTACGAAGAGCTGCCGAACGGCGACTATGAACTGGAAATCGAGGCGTCGGAGGTCAAGGAAGGCGCAAACGGTACCGGCCTCAAGACAACGATGACGGTTCTTCGCCCCGAGGAATACAAGGGCCGGAAGGTCTTCAATTTCTACAATCTGGAGCACAAGAACGCTCAGGCGCAAGAGATCGGCCAGCGCCAGTTCGCGAGCCTTTGCCGCGCAATTGGTGTTTCGGAAGTCGAGGATTCCGAAGAACTGCACTTCAAAGCGTTCACGGCAAAGATTGGCCTCGGCAAGCCCTCAAAAGACGGCCAGTACCCGGCTCGCGCGGAAATAAAAAAATACTACTTTCCTGACGAAGGTAACGTCCCCCAGCCTTCGATCGATGCCAACCAGCCTGTAGCGCAGGCCCGCCCGGCCAATGACAACCGACCGGCTGCGGCTAACAGTAACAAACCGGCGCCGGCAGCAGCTGCGGCAGGCAAGAAGCGGCCTTGGGGTTAAGCCACACCACGCAGCTACTGGCGCGAAAGCGCCGGTAGCTGCCACCCTACCGAACCGAACACGAGGAGATACGCATGGCTTATGAAGCGGAGCGCAGACAGATCGATGCCGCGTTGCCAATACGCTTTGACGGCGCCTTTGTAGCTGGCGGCGCTGTAACGAGCGTTTTCACCGGGGCGAAGATCAATGACGTTGATCTTTACTTCAAATCACGCCGGGCGTTTGAGCGCGCTGTTTATGACGCATATGAGGAAGGCCTATGGTGTGTCGCAGCTAGCAAGCGAGCGGTAACGTTTGCGGACCAAAGCAACAATATCGCCCAGTTGATGTATTTCGACTTCTTTCCGACTGCAGCAGATATCTTCAAGGCATTCGATTTCACCGTCTGCATGGGCGCAGTGGACTTGGATACAGGGGAGAAAATCGAATGGAGGGGAGGTTCACGTGTCACGCTTGGCGAAAAGCATCCTGACTCCGGCTTTGTTTTTCATCCGGACTTTCTGAAACACAACAGCCAGCGATTCCTGAAATTCAACGCTGGAACGCGATATCCGTTGGCTTCGTCGACACGCGTTCTGAAGTACCAGCAACGCGGCTACACGATCGGCAAGGGCGACATGATGAAGATCGCGCTGGCTGTTCGTGGCGTGAAAATCGACACGTGGGAAGACTTGAAAGACCAGATTGGCGGCGCTTACGGCGACAAGGTTGTTCTCGGCAACGAGGACAAGCCATTCTCCATCGAGGCGGCGATTGATGCCCTGACCGTCGAGGACGCCGAAAGCGAGCCTTGGGTGCAGCCTGCGAATGACAATATGCCGGGCACTGCAGAAGCGTTGCTGGCGCATATCGCAAAACTCAACGGCGTCGAATTCGTCCTGCCTGAACTCGATGCGGAGGGATGGCCGAAGGCGGCATGAGGAGGAAAACATGACGATACCCAAGCTGACGAAAGAGCAAGCCGCCATCATCGGCGCTTACACCGGCGTCACGGCAGGTCCATTTAGCGACATTCATGGATATGCAGAGAAGGTTCTAGGCCGTCCTGTATGGACGCATGAATTTGCCGACAAAAGGCTTTCCGAGAAGTTGCGCGCCGCCGCCAAGGACGACTTCCTGTCTATCTGCGCCGCCTAAAACCAACAGGCGCGGTTGCCAGCCGCGCCTTCTACCACCGAACACGAGGAGACTTTGATGAGAGTAAGCATTGACCGCTCAGAGCTCGCGCACGCCTTGGCAACTGTCAACCGTGCCATCGAAAGCCGAAACACAATCCCCATTCTCGCCAACGTGCTCTTGGCGGTCGAGGACGGCCAGTTGCGCCTGACCGGGACCGATCTGGACGTCGAGATAACGACCAGCCTGCCGGTGCTCGACTGCCAGCCCGGTAGCGTGACAGTTCCCGGTAAGATGCTTGCGGACATTGCAAAGCGCGCGACGGGAGACATCACCCTTGAACTGGATGCAGCTAGCGGTGGAGGCCGCCTTACCGTCGCGTCGGGTCGCAGCCGGTATAAACTCGACGTTTTGCCCGCTGAAGACTTTCCGTCCTTCAGCGCAGGGGAGTTCGACACGACGCTTGAGTTGGATCTGGCCGCGCTTGTGGCGCCGTGTGTGCACTGTATCTCGACCGAGGAAACCCGTTATTACCTCAATGGCGTTTATCTGCATGTTGTCGACGGTCGTTTGGTTGCGGTCGCAACAGACGGGCACCGGCTGATGCGCAACACAAGGCCGGAAGGCACCATAGAATACGGCGTTATCCTGCCGCGCAAGCTCGTAGGATTACTGCCAAAAGGCGCGGTTACCGTTGAACTGTCGCAAAATAAAGTACGCGTCACGTCTGGCTCGACGGTTATCACGAGCAAGCTGATCGACGGCACGTTCCCCGACTATGTGCGCGTCATCCCGCGGAACAATGCGAGCGTGCTTACCGTTGACCGGCAGGCGCTTATGAAGGCGGTCGAACGTGTCGCCGCGGTTGCCGACGACAAATCTCGCGCCGTGAAATTCGCCGTCGGCGATGTGCTGCGACTAATGCTGGCTGACAAGGCGAGCGATGAAGTTTCGATTGAGTTCGAGGGCGAACCTTTGGAAATCGGCTTTAACGCCCGCTACGTCAACGACATGCTTGGCGCGTTGGATGAACCGAATGTGCGCTTTGCCCTTGGGGATGCGGGTTCGCCTGCCGTCGTCAAAGGCGAGGGCGAGTGGACTGCCGTGCTTATGCCGATGAGGGTGTAGGGGATGGCGCCCCTTCCAAAAGCAGAATCCAGCACCGTTCGCGCCATTTATCAAGCTTACGAGGCCGCCAACGAACAGCGAGACGGGAAGACAATTCCCGCCTCGCAAGTGGCGGAAGAATGCAGTCGAAAGCTGTTCTTCGACTTCAGATGGACCACGCCGCATGAATTCATCCCCGGTCGAACGCTACGCATCTTTGAAACTGGTAACCTTGAGGAAACACGCTGGATTGAGAACCTTCGCATGATCGGGTGTGAAGTCGTTGATTATGGCCCAGACGGGCGGCAAATCCGCGTTGATCTCTGCGACGGTCATGTCGGTGGATATTTGGATTCCGAAATCCTTGGTCTGCCAGAGGCCCCGCGCACGTGGCATGTCGGTGAAATAAAGTCGCACAACCTGAAAAGCTTCACGGCGCTGAAAAAGGAAGGCGTTCAGAAAAGCAAGCCGCTCCATTTTGGGCAGATGCAAATCTACATGCATGCGCGTGGGCGCGACAGGGCGATATATCTCGCAGTCTGCAAGGACAACGACGAGCTTTACACCGAACGCGTCCATTATGACGCGACATACGTAGCGCGGCTTTTGGCAAAGGCCGAACACATCATTCATGCCAACGATCTACCGCCGCGTATTAGCGATAATCCTGAATTCTTTTCGTGCAAGTGGTGCAAACACCACTCGATTTGCCACGATGGCGCATGGCCGCGCACAAACTGCCGGACATGCATTTTCAGCAGCCCGGAGCCGGGCGGTGTTTGGTCCTGTGGCAGGTTCAACAAGCCATTGTCACTGGCCGAGCAAAGCGAGGGATGCCCTGCTTTCCTTACGTTACCGTGCTTGGTTCCAGGAGTTCAGACAGACTGTGACGAAGAAAACGAAACCATTACCTATACCCTTAAGTCTGGTGAGGTGTGGACGGACGGGGCAGGTGTTAACCCCTGCCAATGATAACCATCCGAAGTACATGGGCCCGCATCTGCAAGACCGAAATATGGCGTTAGAGGTTGGTGCAAAATACTACTACACGGGGGTAGCGTGTATTCATGGCCATATGGCGCCAAGATCAGCTTCCGACGGCAAGTGCACGGTATGCAAATGGCTACAATGGGAAGCAAACCGTAGAAAAAAAGGAAAGAAGCCCTTTGAACCAAATTGGAAAAAGGCCGACGCGCAAGAACTAGGTGATAAGTTCTTTCATGGGGATACATGCCCGCACGGCCATAGCGGTATGCGCTGGACGCACAATGGAGCGTGCGTTGAGTGCACGATCAATGCAGCAAGGAAATTTCAAAACACTCCAGAAGGCATAAAGGCAAGAAAACAGTGGCGCTTCGACAATCCAGATAAGGTTCGAGAATATAACAGAAACTCAAAAGCCAAGAGAAAGGGCGCAGAAGGAACTCACACAGCACAAGACATACGAGATATCCTGACTAGACAAAAATACAAATGCGTTGAGTGCGGGGTGTCTGTTCGGAAAAAAAGCAATCGCCACGTTGATCATATTATGCCGATTGCCCTTGGCGGAACAAACTGGCCATTTAATCTTCAAGTGTTGTGTCCGTCCTGCAACCTTTCAAAAAATGCAAAACACCCACTCGAATGGGCTAGAGAGAAGGGGCGATTAGTTTAATGCTAACCTTACGCGATTATCAACGCGCCGCAGTTGACGGCCTGTATGACTACTGGCGCGAACAACCCGGCTCACCTCTTATCGTGCTTCCGACGGGCGGCGGCAAGAGCCTCGTGCTAGGTACGATCTGCAAGGAACTGATCGAAGGCTGGCCTGATATGCGCGTATTGGTTTGCACTCATGTACGCGAACTCATTCTCTCGAACTACCAAGAACTTCTGAACATCTGGCCTTTCGCACCGGCTGGAATATTCTCGGCTGGCGTAGGTCGGAGAGACGCAAAGGCGCAGATCGTTTTCGGTGGCGTGCAGACCATCGCAAACAAGGCGGAGCAGATCGGCCACATCGACGTTGTCTTGGTCGATGAAGCTCACTTGATGCCGCGCAATTCCGAAACCCAGTATGGCAAGTTGATTGAAGGCCTGCGCGCCATCAACCCAGACCTGAAGCTGGTCGGCCTCACGGCCACGCCTTATCGCTTGGGCGAGGGGCTTTTGACGGAAGGTGACGGCGCGCTTTTCGACGACATCTGCTTTGAAAAGCCGATTGGCGAGATGATCGAGGAAGGCTATCTCTGCCGTCCTATTTCAAAGGGCATGGCGACTGCCTTCGACCTGTCCGGCGTTGGCAAGCATGGCGGCGACTACAAGCAGAACGCTCTGCAGGCGGCTATCGATAAAGACGATATCACGGCTTCCGTGGTCGATGAGATCGTCACGTATGGCACTGCGTCTGGTGCGGAGCGCAAGGCTTGGCTGTGCTTTTGCAGTGGCGTCGAACATGCCCGGCATATGCGAGACGAAATTCGTAGTCGGGGCTTTAGTTGTGAGACTGTGACTGGCGACACCCCGACCGGTGAGCGGGATCGCATTCTGGCTGATTTTAAGGCTGGCAAGATCCGCGCCTTGACGAATAACTCGGTACTAACAACCGGCACGAACCTGCCGATCATCGATCTGGTCGCGTTCTGTCGCCCAACCTTATCAGCGGGCCTCTATGTCCAGATGGCGGGGCGTGGCTTGCGGCTTTATCCGGGCAAGGAGAACTGCCTCTTTCTGGACTTTGCTGGCGTCGTTCGTAAGCACGGGCCCATCGATGCTGTTACGCCGCCCGGGATGAAGAAAGGCGACGGGGAGGCGCCTGTGAAGCAATGTCCGCAAGAGCCTGACGATCGCGGTCTAGTAGGCTGCGGCTCGCTGATCCATGCCTCGCTGCGCACCTGCCCTGACTGCGGATACGAATTCCCGGTCGATGAAACACCGAAGATATCTGCACAGGCCGAAGACGTGCCGATGTTGTCGAAGGACAACGCCAGCACCCGCCAGGTCGAGCGCCGCACCTTCGCATACCACGAAGGCAAGGGCGGCAAGCAGGACAGCGTGAAGGTTTCGTATTGGGTCGGCATGTCGCCCATCAACGAATGGCTTGGGCCGGCCCATACTGGCTTCTTCAAGTCGAAGTCTGACAGGTGGTGGCGGAAGCACGGCGGTCAGGCTCCGTTCCCGAAAACGGTGCTGGAATTCATGGAGCGCCAGAACGAATTGCTGCCCACGGGTGAAATCGTTGTGAAGCCCAATGGCAAATACTGGGAAGTGGTCGACGCGATGCCAGGGGGTGCGAATGACAATGTGCCGGAGGCCAGCAATGACAATGAGCCGGCATCAAATTATGGCCGTGTGTCTGCCGGGCTAGCTGAAATATTGGATGATGATATCCCGTTCTAGGAAGTTCCGCATCGCGCGCTTTGGGCGGGGGGCTTGGGGACGCGCGATGCGGATGCAGTTCCATAGGAGGAGTTGCACCAACAGCGTAGTCCGGTCCGAGAGCTTGGTGAAATAACAGAATGTTGCAGTTGCCAATAATCAGCAATGCAACCGTAAAAATAGAAAAGCCCGCTTCGCCATGGGAGGAGGAGCGAAGCGGGCCGATCAGACAAGCGCGACTGGGAGGAGGAGTGCCGCGCTTTAGGTTCAGTTTCTGGGAGGAGGATTGAAACTGAACGAGGCGTAGATAGGTCCGCAACCCGTGCGGTGCAAGGGTCAAATTCGCATAGCTGATATGCAGGGAAAATAAAAAAACCGCCCGGCAGCGAACGGTACGCGCCTGGGCGGTCTAACTCCCTCCCAAGAGTTGCGCGAATATACATAAACAATCGCCACATGCAACAGTTAAAACCAAGTATTAATTACACTAAATCAGTAGGATTAAGTTTTGCAAAATATACCAATCCATTAACGGGATGCGCCGAGAGGCGTGTTAACTTACCAAAACCAACCACCAAAACACGAGGAGAAACAATGACGGACAATTACGACCCGTATAGTGCGGCACCTATTGGTCACAATAGACCGCCGCTTTCTGCGTACGAGACTGTAAAGCAGGAGATCGAAGACCTGTTTGATGAGGCAAAGCACTTCGCGGACGGCGACCCTATCGACAGCCAGGAACTGGCCGACGCGATCACCAAGCTGCATGACAGTTTGCATGAGGCCGGGAAGCGCGCGGACGAGGCCCGCAAGGATGAGGCGAAGCCGCATGACGATGCGAAGGCCGAAATTCAGGCGCGCTATAATCTTCTGATCGGCAACACCAAGACCACCGGCAAAGGCAAGGTTGTTCTCGGCAAGGAGACGTTGCAGACCTTGCTTACGCCGTGGCGCACGCGCGTAGCAGCAGAGAAAGAAGCTGCGGCCAAGGCGGCGCGTGAAGAGGCTGACCGCATCGCGCGTGAAGCGCAGGAAGCTATGCGTGCCAGCGCAGGCAATCTCGAAGAGCGTGAAAAGGCCGAAGAACTGCTTGCCGTGGCTAAGAAAGCCGATCGTTGGGCGAAGCGCGAAGATCGTTCAGCAACCACTGGCACAGGGCTGCGCACGATCTGGCACTGCACACTGGAAAATGAAGGCAAGGCTTTGGATTGGGCTTATGGCCTAGCGCCGGACCGCTTCAAGGAACTCGTCCAGTCTATGGCCGAAGAAACCGTGCGCGCCGGTATGCGTCAGGTGCCGGGCTTCAAGGTTTGGGATGAACGGGTGGCGCGGTGATGGTTCCTGCGATTAACAGCCAATGTTTTGCGCGATGAGCGAGCCAGCTGACAATAGTGCAGATACGGCACTGACTCCCGCGGCCACGCGGTTTCTTTTACCGGTCTCTGCAAAATAGTCTTGGAATATTGAAGGCTCTATAATTGTTCCAATTATCGGTTCAAACTTCACATTAGTTGAACGCCACCACAAGTAACAAGAAACCAACCAGCCGAAGGCGGCAAGCAACCCGAGAATTATTGAGCACATTTAGTCGTCCCACACTGATAAATTTGAAGTTCAATTGTCGCACAATTCCCGCCAGCCACCAACTGGCGGGTTACCACCACGAAACACGAGGAGATGAGAATGATTGAACCGCTACCGAGCGGGCCTTTCGGCTGCGTCCTTGCGGACCCGCCATGGGCATTTAGAACCTACAGCAAAAAGAATGTCGCGCCGGCTAGAGGTCGCCAGCCTTACAGCGTGATGTCGCTTGACGATATCAAGGCGCTACCTGTCGAACAGGTATGCGCCCGCGATTGTTTGCTGTTCATGTGGACCGTTTCACACCTGCAGAGTGAAGCCTTCGATGTGTCCGCCTCATGGGGATTCCGCCCTGTCAGCGTGGCTTTCGTTTGGGACAAGGGCCGAATGGGCATGGGCTATTGGACGCGACAGGAAGTTGAAATCTGCCACCTGTTCAAACGAGGCAAGCCGCGTCGCCTTAGCAAAGGTGTGCGCTCGCTGATCAAAGCACCCCGCCGTGAGCATAGCCGTAAGCCTGATGAACAGTACAATCGGATTGAGCGGCTTGTCGACGGGCCGTATCTTGAACTGTTCGCGCGCCAAGCGTGGCCGGGCTGGTCATCATGGGGCAACGAGGCGGGCAAGTATGTAGGAGCTAATGATAACCAAGATTTGCTGGGGAGGGTGGCAGCATGAGCTATAACGCGCCCGCAAAACAAAGCACTGTTCTGGACATCATAGACGAGTACGAGCGCAAGACCGCGAACGTCGAAGCGGCGATCAAGGCCTATGACGATGCTTGCACGGCGGTTGAAATGGCGGGCACGATCATGGGCACATACGTCAACCCGGTTTTGCGCGGCAAGGCATACGCGCACGCCAGCGATATGCGCAAGAACCTCCGCGCGTCGGGATGGAAAGCTCTCTATAATCGTTGCCAGATTGACCGTATCGCCAGCGCCAAGGACAAGAAGCTGTTCGAGCACACCTTGGCCGACCCGCCCGAGCTGACTTTCGACAACGCCAAGGCGACGTTCGGACCGTATCTGGAGAATCCGCGCTCGCACATTCTGCGAGGTCTGGCCGAGGTGTTTGCTGATTTGGACCCGGCGTACAAGTCGCATTCCAAGGTCAAGATCGGCGTGAAGGGCCTGCCCAAGCGGGTGATCATCGCGAACTGGGGCAGCTATTCCGGCACGTACGGCAAGGACAAATTCCGCGACATCGTGAACGCGCTCGCCGCCTACCGTGGCCAGCCGCTCATGGAACATGAGGAATTTCAAGCCATCCGGGCCGCGCACGATGCTGGCGAAGATGCTGTCCTCGACGGACGTAAGGTGGCGTGGAAAGACAGATACCGCGAGGGAGAGCATCAGACTTTCGATCGAGGCATAACGGTTCGCGTCTTCGGAAACGGCAACGCGCATGTGTTCTTTGCGCCGGAGACGCTCCGCGACATCAACATGGCTCTAGCCGAGTTCTATGGCGAAGTACTGCCGGACGCCGAAGAAGAAGACACCAGGCCGCGCCAAAGCACGGCGGTTTCCAAGGACCTGCAATTCTACTGGACGCCGCATGAGGTCATTGACCGGGCGTTGGAGTTCGCCTGCGTCTACAATCTAAAGGAATGGAGCTCCAATCCGCCCGAGCCATCGCGCATACTAGAGCCGTCCTGCGGTGATGGCCGGATCATGGATGCTATCCGAGCGCGCGGGCATCAGGTGTTCGGTATCGAGTACCATGCGGGGCGAGCGGCAGAGGCAAGGGCGAAGGGTCATAGTGTTCTGACCGCAAATTTCCTCGAACAACCGGCGCAGCCTGAATTTGACATCGTGGTAATGAATCCACCGTTCTACGGGCGGCACTACGTCAAGCACGTTCGCCATGCGCTGCGGTTCTTGAAGCTTGGCGGGACGCTCGTATCCATCCTCCCCGCAACGGCACACTACGACCACAAGGAACTTGAGGGTGAATGGCGTGATTTGCCAGTGGCGTCTTTCGCAGAGGCTGGCACAAATGTGCCGACGGGGCTTCTGAAGATTCGTATTCCAGCCAACGACAATTTCAGGAGCGCCGCATGAGTCATCCCGAACAATGCTGGGTTTGCCAGAGACACGTCGTCGGCCTCGGAGTGCAGGCAGACCGCGAGCCTATCCGCTGGCTGTGCAAGGAATGCGCCGACATTGCCGAGCATATTCGGCATCGGCGTCGGTTAGACCCTTACGAACTGCGCGCTCTTGATACCGGCGTCGAGGCGGTTGGTTCATACCTTCAAGAGTTGGGAAAGACCGACCTTAAGGAAATGGACGAACTCGAAGCGCGCATGCTTGTCAAAGCCGCGTGGGAAGGATGCGGGCGAGGGATGCGCGGAGCGTTAAAGGAGGCGCCTTTCTGATGAACGATAACAGCCGCGGCCTTGTGATCCTGCTATGCAATCTCACGGACGCCATGGCCACGCCGTGGGCCGACAATGGCTATGACGTCCTGATGGTTGATCCTCAGCACGGCATGACACATCAAGAAGGGCGAATTACGCGGTTTGCTGGAACGGTGCTGGAAGCAGCGCCGCTTCTGGCGCATCACATTCGTCGAACGAAGATCGTCTTCGTGGCAGGCTTCCCGCCATGCACGGACGTCGCGGTCAGCGGCGCCAGATGGTGGGCGGAAAAGAGGGCGAAGGATCCATATTTTCAGGCAAAAGCAGCCATAGTTGCCGAGCAATGTCGGATGACATGCCTTCTATCAGGAGCTCCGGGATTCTTTGAAAACCCTGTTTCGGCATTCAGCAAGGTATTCGGTACGCCTTCGCATACGTTCCACCCATATGACTACGCCGGTATTTGCCTCGACGACAACTATGTGAAGAAAACCTGCCTTTGGGCGTTCAATGGATACAAAATGCCTGCGCCGCAGCCCGACCAATCACTAGGAAAGCCAGACAACCGTATCTGGACTGCGCCTCCTGGGCCGGAACGCGCCAACATTCGAAGCGCGTTCCCACGAGGGTTTTCAATAGCAAACTATTTGGCGAACGCGCCTCATCTGCGAGCCGCCAACGATAACGATCTCAGCAGGCCTGACGCCGCTCTTCTAGCGAGTTGAGCAAATCGCTCAGTTCCTTGGCATCGCGGTAGTTCATTCCTACCGCCTGCCGTACGCCCATTTCGACTGGCTTTTGAACTTGCTGATCTAACACTGACCAGGTGTCGTTAATTCCGTTTGACGCTTTGTATCGTCCGCCGATGTACCGCCCACCCTTCAATGTTGATCTGCTCATCCCAGTCCTTTCAAGGTTCGAATCGATTGAAATCTATGATTACAGACATGGTTAACACATCGCAAGTTGCTGCCGTCGCAACGGACCCCATGCTCGACATCGCCCTGTCCTACACGGCGCGCATATCGGACTTGCCGTGGAACAAGCGACCGAGGCACGCGTACAGATGTTCCCGCACGAGCGATACGGTAACACTGGGCAAGGTAAAATGTGCCAACGGCACGATCCAATATAAAGCGTTTTGCGCTGAGTGCGGCGGGAAGGGCTCGCCATTCTCGCATCAAGAAATAGCTGATCTTGATGATGGAAAAATACCGGTCATTGTCGATCATGCGTCTGTACCGTGCGAACGTTGCGGCAGCACAAATGGAACCGAACAGCATCACTGGGCTCCGTGGCACTTGTTCGATGACGCTCACGCTTGGCCAACCAGCTACCTTTGCCGACCGTGCCATCAGGAATGGCACGTGAAAGTCACCCCGAATATGTATTCACATAAGGCAGCAGCATGACGACCACACCGACAGAAGTCACCCAGACCAAGGATCCTATGCTCGAACTTGCTTTATCCTACGCCGCCAAGGGCTGGCCAGTTTTTCCGTGCCGTCCAAGCGACCATTACGACCCAGATACAGGGGAAGTTTTCCCAGAAAAAGGCCCTCTGATCTCGAACGGGTTTAAGGGCGCGACGCTAAACGAACGCATTATCCGTGAATTATGGAAGCGCAATCCAGGCGCACTGATCGGCATACCGACAGGCGAGCGATCCGGTTTCTGGGTGCTGGATGTCGATGTGCCGCCCAAGCATGAAGATGGCAGGCCATGGCTGGAAGCGCAGATTACCAAGCATGGCCCATTAGAAACTAAACAGGCTGAAACAGGCAGTGGAGGAATTCACTTCCTGTTTTCGCACGAGCATGGCATCCGCAACTCGGACGTTGCCGTAGGTGTTGAAACACGCGGTGACGGCGGGTATTTCATTGCTCCTGGCAGCGTGATGGAAGATGGTCGGGCGTATAAATGGCTGAACGACGTGCCCATTTCGGCGGCCCCACAATGGCTATTGGATGCACTGGTAAAACCCAAGCATGTTCCTGTTGCGCATGTCGATCGTCAACTGGAAGATGCGGAAGCGGCTGAAGTCGACGAACTTCTGTCTTACGTAAGCCCGGACTGCGCATACCCTGAGTGGGTTTCAGTTCTTATGGCCGTGCATTCGGCGCTCGGGTCTGATGGGCTGTCTGTTGCTGACGCGTGGAGTTCACGCGGTAAAAAGTATCGTGCCGGAGAGGTCGCCAAGAAATGGAAAGGTTTTACCAATAATGGCGGTGTAAATCTTGGATCGCTTGCTGAACTTGCTCGGCAGGGTGGCGCTAATCTATCCGAAATTTCCAGACGTCATCGTCCTTTTCAGGATAATGACAATACGCCATATATCGACGCCACAAAGATGATCGCGTCGGCTCTGCAAAAGGCCAATGGCGTGATTGCGCCGGCAATTGAGCCAACAGAGCTGTCAGAGGACATCGTGTTGGCACATGCCGCCGCGCCAGACGATGATGCAAATGTTACAATATTCAAGACGCCAGATGCGCTTAACAATGTCCCCGGATTGGTTGGCGATATCGCGAACTGGCTCACGGAAACGGCGCGCAACCCATCACCAGTTCTGAACCTTGGCGCGGCGTTGACTTATGTCGGGGCGCTAGCAGGCCGTCGCTACGAAGGGCCAACCGGGTTGCGGACGAATGTCTATGTCATCGGTCTGGCACCGTCTGGATTCGGGAAGGAGCATCCGCGTGCTGGTATCAAGTCGTTGGCTGGTGCGAGCCAGACGCTCGGTAAATTCTTCGGTGGCAACAAGATCGCGTCTTCGTCAGGGCTGCGAAATCGCGTGAAGGCGAATCCGACGCTTGTCTATATGATCGACGAGTTCGGCGGATTTATGCGCAAGGTGACGTCAGCTAAGTCGGGGAACCACGAGAAGGAAATAGCTGAAGATTTGCTTGAAATGACCGGAACGGCAGGGTCTGTCTTCATGGGTGCCGACTATGCCCAGAACCTGGCAGAGCCGATCTATAACCCGAATGTCTGCATATTTGGAACTTCGACACCCGATGCATTCTGGAAAGCATTGGGCAGTGGGTCAATCATGGATGGCTTCCTACCACGATTTATCGTGCTCGACGCCGGCAGTGAACGGCCTAAGCCGCGTGACCCTAAAAAGAGGGTGAGCGCACCGCCGAAGGATCTGCAGGATAGGATTCAATCGCTCGTTGTGCATAGAAACGGTGGCAATCTGAATGGCATGACAGCAGATGGCAGTACGTCGATAACGCCAATCCAAGTTGCCTGGGGACGCGGGTCCAAGCGCGTGTTCGATGATTTCGTGACAGAAATGTTCAATGTCATGGATAAAGCTGTCAGCGATCATGAGCCCGTCTATGCGCGCGTGGCTGAAAACGCTATGCGCATTGCAACTATTGTGGCGGTTGGCGTCGACCCAGAGCGGCCAGAATTAACTGCGGATATCATGCGGTGGGCCGTTGAAATCGCCCGACGGTCTTGCCAGATGCTCTTGGAACAGGCCGAGCGTTATGTGGCAGACAATGACAGGCAGGCGGAATATAAACGTGTCAGGGCCATTATTGGCGAGGGCAAGCGATCCGGCATGAAGCGCAGTTACCTCACCAAGAGGTTGAATGGCGTCATCGACAGGAGACGTCTTGATGACATCGTGAACATGCTGATCGACGCCGAAGAAGTCGTGGACGTAATCGTCACGCCTCCTAACGGCGGCAAGAAATCCAGCGTGCTTTACTTGTTCAGATACGCCCCTCAAGCTGATCAGAAAGCCGCCTAGATGGTCAGAGCGATGGGAAATCGATAGGAAAAAAACAGGCCGAAAAATTTCCTACCGCTCCGAAAAAGGGGTCGATAGGAAATTTCGATTGCCTATCGCTCGAAAAAAAGACAAATTAAATCAATGGCTTGGAGCGGTAGGAAATCGCGTTTTTCCTATCGATAATGGCAAAAAGTATAACTATTACAATATCTTACCTATTTCTATATATCGATAGGAAATAAAAATAACAAAACTATATAAATAAGCCTCAAAAACGAGGGGGTACTACATATAGTTTCCTATCGCTGCCCGTGCGCGGGAACCCAAAATATTCGCCGCGCTGCCTGTCCATTAACACCACATTTATTGAGGCATTCCACATTCCTCTTGCCGCTACCAACGGCACACCGCAATCAACACGAGGAGAAAAACAGATGCGTGACATCTGGTTCATTAGTGACACCCACTTTGGGCATCAGAAAATCATCCCATACTGCCGACCGAAATTCTCCAGCCTCGAAGGGATGGAGCAAACCATCATCGACAACTGGAATGCTCACGTTAAGCCGCAGGACCTTGTTTATCACCTTGGTGATTTCGCATGGACGCCGAAAGATGCCAACCGTGTGCGGCCTAAGTTGAACGGTGCCATTCGATTGATCGTCGGCAACCACGATGACATTCCTGCACTGTGTTCCGCAGGGATGTTCCAGCGAGTGCAAATGTGGCGTCAGTTCGCGGAGATTGGCGTTACAGCTTCACACGTGCCGATGAGGCAGGAGCAAATCAGGCACGGCGCAAAGAATGTTCATGGCCATGTCCACGGCAAGATTGATGGGCTGAACGATTTCCACTTTGATGTATCTGTAGAAAGCACGGACTACAGGCCAGTTCACTACGACGTTATTGCTGCTTGGGCAGGCATCTCTCATGCCGCGTAAGCCACGCAGCCGCACACGCGCGCCTTCGTCTATGACCGCCACCACCACACAGATCACGCGCATCAACGGCGCCCGCGTCAAGATCACCACCAAGGCTGGTAAGGTGACGACCAAGCCAGCCCTGCCGCTCGAATGGGAATTGCAAGCAGCACAGGTTTCCGCATTGCGCCGACTGCCACAGTATCAACGTCAGTTCCTGCTGGCCGGTGACATGAACGCCAGCAAAAGAGGCCCACGGGCACAGGCCCAGGCAATCGCAACGGGAATGACCAGCGGCGAACCCGACCTCCGCATCTATGGCGAATACGGCCGACTACTACTGATCGAGAACAAGGTTGGGCAGGGAAGGCTATCGCCGGCCCAGAAAGACCGCCATGCGGCCCTGGAGCGGCTTGGCTACACGGTTCTGGTCATTCGGGCCACCACAACGACAGAAGCCGCTGAGAATGCCGTTACGGCGGTTCTGGGGTGGCTTGCAGAAACGGACGCCGCCAAGGCCGCCTAACCAACCAAACCAAAACACGAGGATGACATATGAGAATTCAAAAAGCTGGTGATATTTACCTGAATGAAGTTGGCTCACCCGTTCGAACGTATCAGCGTTCCTTTGAGTATCGAGATATTTCGGATGGCAAACTGAAAGCCGTTGATGATCTGATGCTGGAAATTGACGCACATCAGTTCGTCAACGAGATCAGTGCGCGTAGGATCGGATTTGTTGATGGGCATTCCCGACAATACGACGCTTCCAACGATAATTCGCAGGAGTCGTTGAACGAGTATCACCCACGAATGAAGGGTGATCACGAATATCGAACCGACACCAGGTTTGAACGCGATGAAAACGGGAAGTATACGCTTTGTGCGGTGGTGCCGACAAAAGAAGATGAAAAGCCGAAAATTATCCGCACACCTGAAGATCGAGCATCTGGTCGGGATTTCTTTACAACCAAGACAGCCAAAGCAGAGCGGTTGCGTTCCCGAATGCGAAAGAAAATCGAAAAACGCCAATCCATTGGTGATCCGAACTGCGTTCAATCGCGCGATGAGGACTTCCCGCTCCTTGCGGTTCTGCGCAGGGATAAGCGTGCCGATCTGATTGCAGCAGTTTTACAGTATCGTCAGTTGGTGGCGTTGTGCGAATCCGAGCCTCTGAAGGGCCAGAGCTATGGCGGGGCTGATGGCTCGGCTACGGTGTTTTATTCAAACTTTGAAGATGGGGAACTGGTTCACTCATCGAAGGCGCGGCGGTCTAAATCCGCTTACGATATTCCTGCGGTTCGTATTCGAGCGTCAATTATCAACGATCGAGGGGAGCAGGTGTCAGGTCGAACAGAGAGTATGCACGTCAAGTTAAACGAGGATACGCTTGCTGACTATATCGACAAAAAGCCCGTTCTGGCGCGTATCAGGTCAGCTTTGGGCGCATTGCTAGACCCGGTTGAAGACGCCGTTCTCGGTGGGCAGACGTTGGGTGCTATTGGTGAGCTAGATGGGCACTCTGGTCGAGTCGCCGAGATTTCAGGAAAGGCCCTTGTTTATCGCGGACTTACTGTTCTGGAGGGGTTTATGGGGAACATGAATTTGCTGCCTGCAAATAATAACCATTTGACGAATAACAAGAAAATAGCCTGACCGTCGGTAACACGCACTCAAGTCACCTATGGGTGAGAAGACATCAAAAGATTGGCCCGCCGTGTGCGGGCCTTTTCGTTGGGCGTTCTATGCCCCCCGGTCCTCGACCGGGTAACTATTCCAGCGCCGTTTCTCCTCCGGCTGCTGGTTCGGCGGGTTGAGCCTATTGCGGTAGGCTCCCCGCCACCCGAAATCATGCGGAGTGGAGAAGTGGTCATCTCGTCTGGCTCATAACCAGAAGATCGTGGGTTCGAATCCCACCTGCCGCAACCAATCGACCTGTTCCAGGGCTTGGCCCGCGAGATCGCCTTTGCGGTCGCAGGTCATAACAATCAACAAAACCTGACACGCCTCTGCTCGCAAGCGCACCCGTCGGGTTACTTACGTGAGGCTCGCAATGTTTGGATTGCTTGGTAACGTCGCTCAGATATCGGTCGACACGGTAATGCTTCCAGTCACTGTTACGCTGGATGTCGCTACGCTTGGTGGCGAGCTGACTGAACGGGATGAGCCCTACACCGTCACTCGCGTCAAGAGCATCGGCAAGAACTTGGAAGGTGTACTCACCCCCAATCTAGATGTCCGCTGACCAGCGCCGATGGAAGGGCTGGTACAAACTGGCCCGATGGGAGCGCAGACGGCAAGAGCTATTCGCAAAGCAGCCGCTGTGCGTCAAATGCCTTGAGCGTGAAGAGGTGACGGTCGCCGACACGGCTGACCACGTGGTTCCTCATCGTGGAGACCCAGACCTATTCTGGCATGGCGAGCTTCAACCCCTATGCGCCTCATGTCACAGCCGCCTGAAACAGCGCGAAGAGCTTGGACAGACGGTGGTGACATTCGATGTGTCAGGATGGCCGGTCAACTGACCACCCGGGGGCATCGAAAAGTCCAGAGACGCGGCAGCCCCGGACCGGCGGGGACCGACAGCGCACGCATCTGCAATTCAAAACATGACCCCATAAGGATTTCATTCCATGGCAAAGCCGAGAAATCCCCTCGGCAAAGCAAAGGTCGAGGGTCGCGACAAAATCAATGCCGGTCGGTACAAAAACCGCGCCGAACCGGCCGCAAACGGCCCTCTTGGGGCTCCTCCCGTTTGGTTGAAGGACAGCGCTGAGATCAAAGCGAAGTCAGCCTGGAAGCTTTTCGCCAAAGAGCTGCCGTGGCTGAATGAATCGCATCGAACACTGGTCGGAATGGCCTCGACTATTCAGGGACGCATCATGGCCGGGCAGGAGGTAGGCGTGCAGGCGATGAATTTGCTTCGCCAGATGCTTGGCCAGATGGGCGCTACGCCTGCCGATGCCTCCAAGGTGGCGACACCTGACGAGGGCGAGGAAAAGGATGATTTGCTTGACTGATATGCCTGCGCTTGAGCGTGTGAGCGCTTATGCGCAAGCCGTCATTGATGGCAGAGAAGTTGCCGGCCCTCACGTTCGTAATGCCTGCCGCCGCCATTTCGACGATCTCGAACACGGTCACGAGCGCGGCCTGTATTGGGATGACGACGCAGCCGACCGCGTGTTTCGGTTCTTTGAAGGGCGTCTCAAGCTTTCTGAAGGTCAGTTTGAAGGCAAGCCATTCAAGCTGCACGCCTCACAGGCTTTCAAGCTGGGTTCTCTCTTTGGCTGGAAACGTGCCGACGGTTCGCGCCGTTTTAGGCGCGCCTACATCGAGGAGGGCAAGGGTAATGGCAAGTCTCCGTTTGCTGGCGGTGTCGGTCTGTACGGGCTGATCGCGGACAAGGAAGCTGGCGCGCAGATTTATGCCGCCGCTGCCAAGAAAGAACAGGCTGGGATTCTGTTTCAGGACGCCGTGAAAATGGTTCGCGCGGCTCCGGCGCTGGTCGAACGACTGAAGTTCAGCGGCGGTATCGGGCGCGAGTTCAATATCGCGCATCACAAGTCGCAATCGTTTTTTCGCCCGATCTCGAAGGATTCCGGCAAGTCTGGCTCTGGTCCGCGACCGCATTTTGCGCTCTGCGACGAGGTGCACGAGCATCCCGACCGCTCGACGATGGAAATGCTTGAGCGCGGCTTTAAGTTTCGTCGTCAGCCGCTGCTGCTGATGATTACGAACTCGGGCAGCGACAGAAACAGCATTTGCTGGGAAGAACACGAGCATGCCGTCAAGGTAGCTGCTGGTACGCAAACGCCAGATGACGATTTTACCTATGTCGGCGAGGTGATCGACGACACGACATTTTCCTATGTCTGCGCGCTGGACAAGGGCGACCATCCGCTCAAGGACGAAACCTGCTGGAAGAAGGCTAACCCGCTTCTGGGCGTTATCTTGACGCAGGAATATCTGGCCGGCGTTGTTGCTCAGGCAAAGCAGATGCCGGGCAAGCTGAACGGCATTCTTCGGCTGCACTTCTGCTGCTGGACCGATGCCGACAAGGCATGGATGCCGCGCGAGACCGTCGAAAGCGTAATGGACGATTTCGATCCTGAAGTCGAACACGCTGACAAACCCGTTTTCATGGGCGTCGACCTGTCCGGTAGCAAGGATATGACTGTGCTCGCGTGCGTTGTTCCTACTGGCTTCAAGGAAATGGAGCGGGAAGACGGATCTACCGTCAATCTGCCGACGTTTGATGCGTGGGTGGAGGCTTGGACGCCAGCTGATACGCTGGAAGCGCGAGAACAGGCTGACAAGGCGCCATATGCGCTTTGGGTAAAACAGGGGTGGTTGAATGCTCCGCCCGGCAAGCGAATTAGATATGATTTCGTGGCATCGCGGGTCCAGCAACTCGATCAGGCGTTCGATATCAAGGCCATCGCCTATGACCGCTATGCCTACGACAAGTTCCGCGAGGAAGTCGAAGCGCTCGGGTTGGACATTGAACATGTCGCGCACCCACAGGGCGGCAAGGTTCGGGCTCGGCCTGAGCCTGCGAAGGTAGAGGCTGCAAAAGCCGCTGGCTTACCGCCGCCGCAAGGCTTGTGGATGCCGGGCTCGGTTCTGGCGCTCGAAGACATGATCATCGACGGTCGCATTCGCATGCGCCGCAGTCCGGTGCTTATGACCGCCCTGATGGGTGCCACCTTCGATCATGACCCGCAAGATAACCGGTGGTTCGTGAAGACGAAGGCGTCAGTGCGCATCGACGCTGCTGTCGCTTTGGCAATGGCGGTTGGTGTGGCGATGGATACACCGATCGAGCCAGCCGACATCGACGACTTCGTCAACAACATGATCACTATAATTTACTAAGCTTAAAACTAGTAAGAAAATCAAATAGATAGGCCCTTGGGTGGGCCTATTTATAGCTAAAAGCCGCCGCTATGTATTCATTCGTAAAATCAATGGTTTAGCGTGAATTATCGAGAATTGACGGCTTCTCGATGCGACATTGATGCGACAAGAAAGGAAGCACATGGAACAGGAAAAAGAAGGGGCCGACCTGCTCTATGGCGTCCCTGCAATTGCAACGTTCCTCCGTATGAGTGAGCCCGCAGTTTATCATTTATCCCGTCGTGCTGATTGGCCCGGATTCAAGATCGGCGGCAAGGTCTGCGCTCGCCGCTCAGCAATTGACCAGTGGATTTCCGACATGGAAGCAAAGGCGAGGTCAACACAATGAGCGTGGCGTTTCTGCTCGGCTACATGCTGATCTTCGGCGGTGCCATTGTTGGGCCGCGTCTGATGACGCAGGCAGGAAGCGCCGGGAAGTGAAATGAAGCGCAAGCACGACATACCGGCATGGCGGCAGCAACAATTGGTCAGGCTGGCCTTACGCCATTCTGAGACAACTAAGGCTGACTGCGCCGTCCTTGCGGAGATCGTGCAGCGATACCATGGCGAGTACGGCAACGGCTGGGCCAGCTTCGATATGCTCATTGAAGAGACTGGCCTGCATAAGACCACAATCATCAAGGCAAAACGCAAGCTTGAACGGCTCGGCTTTGTTTCCGTCCTGTCACCGGGACGCAGGGGCCGCTCAACGGTCTACTTGCCGAATTTTGATTTAGTTCCCGAAAAAGGTAGTGCACAGACTACCGAAACAAAGGGTAGCGTAGACGCTACCGTAATTGATGGTTTGGGTAGTCAGGACGCTACCGAATATGGCGCTTTAGGTAGCGTGGACGCTACCACCTCCTACTTACAGTTACCGGTTTACAAAACCGGTATACTGGAAAGTAATATTGACCCTGCTGCGCCGCCCATGGCTGGCCTTACGGCCGCCAGTGCAGGCGCGCATGGGGAAGGGAAATTCGACCAGCTATATAAAGCGTATGGCCACAGGCGGGGCAGGGCGGATGCTCGCAAGGCATATGAAGCCCTTGCACTGACCGACGAGGCACATGCCGACATATTGGCCGCCGCTGAGGCATGGCGTCAGGCATGGGCGAGGCAGGGTAATCCTGATGCGCCACGCTTCACGCTCGCGAAGTGGCTGGAGCGCGAATGCTACCACGAAGACCCGCCGACCGGCTTTAAGTCCAAAGAGCCGAAGAAACCGAAATCGGAAAGTTTGCCTACCCGGAATGCGGCGACGGTAAGCCAGTCCGAAACGCCAGCGCCTGGTGAAGAATATGGCGCTATCGATGTTTGCGCGTTCACTCCTACCGGCACCTTCGAGGCCGAGATAATCGGCAGCGATGTCATTGCTACCGGGAACGAAGTCGTGTTGCGGCTGAATCTTCAACTGTCTGACGGGAAAGGAACACCTCTCGGTGAGACAGCCCATGAATTTTTCGTGCAGGCGAATGAGAAATCCAAACAAGATCGCGGGCAGGCATTCCTTACACAAGTCGCAGAGGCAGTCGGCTTGAGGGCTCTTGAAGATTCGAGCGATTTTCACGGCAAGCGGTGCCGGGTCACGATCAATAACCGGCGAGAAATCACCTACCACAACACGAGGTAAATATGGCGAATGACTTTTATGACGATGCAGTAGACGAACCAGAAGCCGCGGCACCGGTCCAGCATTTCACCTGCATGATCCAGATCGAGCCGTTTGACGCTGAAACCGAAGACGATGAAAAGCTGCGCGTTGTCGGCATTGTGCAAGGCACAGACGATGAAACTTTTGATTTCATCGCGATCAAAACCCTCGAAAATGGCGAGATGTACCCGACCCGTGAAGCCACGGTTTGGTCTGTTTCCCAAAAATCCTAATCACAGATCGTCGTAGCGCCTGCTGTGGTGGCGGGCACCTATTTGCTGCGACAGATCCCCCGCCCGGTCTCTCCTCCTCGTGTGCCGGGCGGGGGCGGTTTCTCGGCCTTCGCCTAACGGTAGGGCAGCGCACTTTGAATGCGCCGGTACTGGTTCGATCCCAGTAGGCCGATCCATTTTTTCAAATACGGAGGCTATCGCCCATGACGGAATCCGATCATGCCGAAAACAGCGAATCCGCATTCGACGGCGCTCATCGTGGTCGGCGCATAAGTTGGGCCGAGTTATACCGGCAACGCCCGGACTTGAAGTCAAATTCTGAAAATCGAAAAGCCGCCGACGAGGCAGCTTAACGACCAAAAGCGCACCGCGCTTATTTCACCCACCAATTCCCAATTCTGCAAAATAGGAGGCGTCCCGATGCGCAAATCGGCCGTCATTGAAATCCTTGCGCGCCGGCTCCGCATAGCGCCCGGACGCATTCAAGCAATCGCGGATCGCTTGGCCTCCGCTGGCCTGATTTCGAACGCCGAGGGCAGTAGGCGATATCCTCCTGACCTGTCCGAACCTGAAATCGTCACGCTGGTTATCGCGGTCATCGCCGATAGTGGCCTTGGCAACGTGAAAGCGACAGTTGACACGTTCTCGTCCTTGGCCAGCGAAGGGATTGCCTTCGGACACGTTCTTCAACGTGTGCTGTTCGGCCGCCCGGTGGATATCGCACACGTCATCGTCCGTCATGACCCGGCAGGAGTGTCGGCGGTGATCGACGGCAATCATGCCGTCTATGGCGCTGAAGCACCTGAAAAAGCCGCAACGACGGCGCGCATCATTCCGGGCGATGCACTGATTGCCATCGCCGCAGAACTGCAAGGCCAGCACCCCCAGCAGGCGGATGCCTTGGTCGAACTTATCAAAATTCGGAGATCGCTATGAGCAAGGTTGAAGCGCTGCTCGACCGTTTGGCGGAAGCCACCGCCGAGTCCGACGACTACGCCGAACTGCCGCCCGAACTCGCTAAAGAGGCAAGGCTGCATGTCTGGGATGCGCATTACGCCAATTCAGACGAACGCGCCCGCTTGGACGCGAAACTGGCCGCTTCATCGCCTGAATTTCAGGCTGCTGTCGCGGTCACCGAAACGGCGCTGGCCGAAGAGCTTGCCGCCAATAATGAGCGACGCGCCCGCGTTCGCAGAGAAAACCCATCTTATTTCAAGGACTAACTATGACAAATCTCGCAACTATGATTTCCGATCTGGGCAATGAATTCAAAGCCAGCACCGGCGACCTTTCCTCCCGCATCAGCGAGCTCGAAAAGCGTGCGGCTCGCGAGCCTTCCGGTGATATGCTCTATGCAAATGGCGAAACTATCGCCGACAAGATGGTAGAATCCGCAGCCTTCAAGTCGCTGGAGGGTGGTCGCGTCCGTGGCCGTGCGCACGTCGAAATGGCGGCCATCACTTCCGGCAACACTACCGTTGGCACTGGTCGCTCCGCAGCTACTTCGCTGGTGGGTGCTGATCGCCGCCCTGGCATTGTTACACCTGCCGAGCGCGTCCTGACCGTCCGTGACCTTATCGCTCCGGGCGAAACCAGCGCGGGCTCAATCGAATACGTGAAGGAAACGGGCTTTACCAATAATGCCGCTCCCGTCGCTGAAACGACGCAGAAGCCTTACTCCGATCTGACATTCGATCTGGTGACGGCACCGGTCCGCACGATTGCGCACCTTTTCAAACTGTCAAAGCAGATCATGGACGATGCGCCCGGTCTCGTCAGTTATGTGAACGTGCGCGGTACGTCGGGCCTGAAGCTCAAGGAAGAGAACCAGCTTCTCTTCGGCGACGGTACAGGTCAGAACCTTTTGGGCCTGATTCCACAGGCAACCGTATTCGATGACGCGCTACGCTCCACGGGCGACACCCGCGTTGACACTCTGCGCCGTGCTATCCAGCAGGTACGCCGTGCCGAATACCGCGCATCCGGCATCATCATGAACCCGGACGACCTCGCCGACCTTGAACTGACCAAGGACGCCGGCGGCAACTACATTATTGTCGATCCCGTTGAAGGCGGTCAGGGCCGAGTGTGGCGTCTGCCTATCGTGGACACCACTGCAATGCCAGCGGGTCAGTTCCTCGTTGGTGCGCTCGATACGGCTGCCCAACTTTTCGACCGTCAACAGGTGATCTTCGAAATCTCGACTGAGAACGCCGACGATTTCGAAAAGAATATGGCGACTGCTCGTATCGAAGAGCGCCTGGCTCTTGCCGTGTATCGTCCGGAAAGCATCGTTACCGGCCAGTTCGAAGCCTAATCACGTTCAGGCGCCGTGAATGTCCGGCTGGCCCTGTCGGCAAGTTATGGAGCGCGGCGCCGTCCTCCTGAGAGCGCTTCACAACATGGGCACGCCGCTGGCTGGAGTCCCCCGCTTTCGAGCGCGCAGCCAGCGGCTCTTCCTTTTCAAGAATGGAGATATCAATGCCTGTAGGCAGACTAAAAGCATGGCGTAACGGCTATGGCTTTCTCACAACGGACAACGGTTCGGACATGTTCGTCCATATCACCGCATTCCAATTCGCGGGCGAAGAGCCAGAAGTGGGTGCCTTTTACTCGTACAAGGCCGGGATGTTTAAGGACAAGATTATCGCGACCCATCTGAAGCGTGTGGATGATCATGGCGACGGGTAAGGTCCTCTTTTTCCACAATGGCTACGGCTTCATCGCTGCCGAGCCTTGCAACGTTTTCTTCCATCGCGCTGCCGTCGATGGCGATGTGCCAAAGGCTGGCGATATGGTCCGCTACGATGCCATGCCAAGTGGCAGGAGTAGCCCTAAGGCGAACAGCGTTCGCGTCATCGACCAGGACGTCTTGGCCGAAGCTGAGCGGGTGTTTGGGTCGCAATGAGTAGAGGTGAAAGCGCAGCTTGGCAGCACCTTTATAAGCGGTCGAGATGGATCAAGATGCGTGAGCGACATCTGATGCAGTCGCCCTTGTGCGTTTATTGCCTTGAGGTTGGCAACGTGGAGCCTGCCACGATTTGTGATCATCGCACCCCGCATAGAGGGAGCGAGGATCTCTTCTGGGACGCTGACAATCTCATGTCCCTTTGCAAGCCCTGTCATGATCGGATCAAGCAGCGCGAAGAACGCGGAGAGAAGGTCATTCGATTTGGCGCGGACGGATACCCCATCGAGTGACCACCCACCCATAAGGGGGGCAATCGAAGTCTGGAAGCCGCTCGCTCTAGGAGCGGCCCGGACCCACAACGCATACACGTGCTGCCCCGGTTCAAATAAAAATTGGAGGCTCAATGCCCAAAAACCCCACAAATTCAGCGGTCAAACCGCCAAAACACCTGCGAAAACCAACGCAAAATTGGTTCAAATCTGTAATAGACGACTTCGATTTGGAGCCTCATCATATCAAATTGCTAACTCTTGCTGCTGATGCGTGGGATCGGGCGGTCTCTGCGCGCGAAGTAATCGACGCGGATGGGATGACTTACACCGACCGTTTCGGGCAGCCGAAGCCACGCCCAGAAGTCGCAATCGAGCGTGACTCCCGCATCGGCTTCACCCGCCTTATTCGCGAGCTTGCTTTGGATGGCGTGGATGCTCCAGAAACGCCGCGCCCACCGCGCACTGCCGACTACGGGAATAGGCGCTGATGCCCGTTCGTCGCAAAGCCGATAGACGACGCACGACGTTTCTGTTTGAAGATTGGGGGGAATTCCTCGGCACCGGCATCGACATGTTCTCCGATCTTCACCACGCCGGGATTACGGTCGACCACGAGCCGCCGCCACGCGAACTGGCCGAACAGGCTTGGCGCGCTCTTGGTGCGCAGATTGTCTCCGCCTATGGCACCGAGTGCTGGGGCGCGCGCGAATTTGGGCAATCCTGATGCCGGTTCGGAAAAGACACAACCGGCGAGCCGACCGAGTGGATTTCGAGATTACGCCTGAAATACGCGCCGCGTTTGAAGCCTACATCGAAAGCGAACCCGTCGAGGGTGGCGGTTGGCGTGAGCATTGGCGTTTGCACGATCTACTGCATGAGGCGGGCGTCTTGAGGCTGCCATATTGCCCGCCGTGCTGCTTCCATCCACAGGATCACGGAACCAGATGGCAATATGCGCCCCATGCTGTGGCCATCTACCGCCATCTTTCACAGTAAATGCCCGCCGTTGAGCGGGCTTTTTTATGAGGTACATTCATGTCCGATAAGCCTTTTTCACAGATTACGCAGCCATTTGGCGACGGCGAATATAACTTCGCGCTGACTTGGGATGGCGCGATTGAGTGGGAAGAAAAAACGAGCCGTAGCCTTTATGGCACCTTCAAATTTATGGCCGAACATCAAAGTGGATTGGTTGCCGATGTGCGCGAAATTATCCGCATCGCATTAGTCGGTGGCGGACTGGCTCCGATACGGGCTCTGTCGCTGGTCAAGCGATATGTGGAGGGGCGTCCGCTTGATGAAAGCCTACCCGTCGCACTGAGCGCAATCGAGGCTTTCCTTTTCGGTCCCGACGATAAATCCGGCGACACCGCCAAGACGGGAGAAGTCCCAGCCGATGGCTAAGAAATGGCACGCATCGGCAGCGTTCAAAAAGAGGCTGGCGAAGCTGCCGGCATCTGTTCTCAAAAGGACCAATGAGGCCATCAAGAAGAACGCCGAGGAATGGGTGGACTGGGCGCAGAAGATGGCCCCGGAAGACCCGAAAGACGGCATTCATCTGAGGCCTTCGATCCGCAATTACGAATCTGAAACCGGCGGCCAGGTGGTTCGTGCAGGTGGCGAGGCGACAACCGTGAACGGTTACGATTATGCCCTTGGCGTCGAGTTTGGAACCGCGCCTCACATCGCAGGCGGTCAATTCGAAGGTGCGCATCATCCGGGTACGTCAGGGCAGCCGTTCTTTTGGCCCTCATATCGAATGCTGCGAAAGCGAATGTCTGGTCGTCGCCGACGCGCACTGAATCAAGCCGTGAAGGATTTCAACGATGGCAAGTGAACCCGCCCTCTATGCTCGTATGGAAATGCGCGTGAAAGATGCCGAGAAGCAACTGGCGAAGTTCAGTCAGCGACTCGACCAATCGGCCGGCAGCATGGAGCGGCGATGGAGCCGTGCCTCCAAAAACATGCAGACGTCAATGTCAAAGGCATTCGGCGGCAGCAGTTTGGCGAAGGGCATTTTTGCGGGCGTTTCGGCTGCGGGCGCAAAAGAACTGATTGACGCCGCTATCCGTATCGAGAATGCGTTGAAAGTGGCCGGCCTGTCTGGCCAGCAATTGAATGACGTATATGACCGCCTGTTTCAGAGTGCGACCAAAAACGCAGCGCCACTTGAAACACTGGTCACGCTGTACGGCCGCGTTTCCTTGGTCCAAAAGAACCTCGGTGCATCGACCGAAGATCTTTTGAAATTCACCGATAGTATCGCCATGGCGCTACGGGTGGCAGGCACTAGCCCGGAACAGGCCAGCGGCGCTTTGCTCCAGCTTTCGCAGGCTCTCGGCAGCGGGACGGTGAGAGCAGAAGAATTCAATTCTATGATGGAAGGCGGTTTGCCGATCCTTCAAGCCGCGGCAGCGGGCATCAAAGAGGCTGGCGGCGATGTCGCGAAGTTGCGCAACATCATGCTGGACGGTGAATTATCTTCAAAGGCGCTCTTCAAAGGCATTGAGGCCGGAACGCCCATTCTGGAAGAGCGGCTCGCGGGCGCTGTTCTGACAATTGATCAGCGCATGACGAATCTGAAAACGGCGCTGGTCGATGCGGCGAAGCGCTTTAATAACTCGACGGAGGCAGCCAATACCTTCGGCACCGCCATCGACAATACCGCTGCGTTTATCAACAATATCAACTTTGAGACGTTCATCTCCAAGATAAATCAGGTTGTGGAGGCTTTTGCCAGAGGCCAGGCGGCTGCCAATAACTTTGCCAATGACGTTGGCGCGGCTCTCGGTCTGGATAATATCGGCAAGTTGCTAACCGGCGGCGAAGCGCAGAAGAGCTTCCTTGGTGGTGCGTTGACGATTACGTCATCGAAAGTTATTCAAGACCGCATTACCGATGCATTCAAGGGCGGTGCAGTCGAGGGCAGTGCCGAAATGGACAAGGTTCTGCGCGAGAAGTACGGGAAAGGCGCCCGCCTTAAGCCAGAAAGTACAAACCCCGGCACCACTGCGCAATTCACCCCAGTATCCATCAAGGATTTCCCCGCAGACGGTGCCGGCAAGGATAAGAAGAAGAAAAGCGGCAGCAAAACCCACGCCAAAACCGCTGACCAGCAGATCGATAGCGACATTCAGTCGGTCCGCGATCGAATTGCAGCGATGCAGCTTGAAACGCAGCTTGTAGGCAAGTCGTATCAGGAGCAGGAAAAGCGGCGTATGTCGCTGGAGCTGGAGCAGGCAGCACTCGCCAAGCTTCGTGACGAGGCGATCAAGAAAGGTCAGACTGACCTTTCGAATATCAAGATTTCAGAAGAAACACGCGGCAAGATTGACGCTGTGTCCGAGGCTTATGCAAGGCAAGCAGAAGAACTTCGCCGAGTTCAAGACCAGCAAGACCGAGCAGAGCAGGCGGCAGACGATTTCTACGATACGTTCAAAAGCAGCACGGTGGGCGCAATTACCGGCGCTAATAGCCTTGCCGACGCATTGCAGAACATTGCGAATAAGCTGGCAGACCTCTTCTTGAGTGCAGGTTTCGATGCCTTGTTTAAGCCATCTTCTGGCGGGGTCGGAGGCGGTGCCTTCGGAAGTATATTCAGCGGGCTGGGCAAGCTCATCGGCTTTGACAGCGGCGGCTACACGGGCCCCGGTGGCGTTAAGCAGCCAGCAGGCGTCGTTCACAAAGGTGAGGTCGTATGGTCCCAAGATGACATTCGCCGCGCCGGAGGCGTCGGTAAGGTCGAAGCCATGCGTCGCGGCCTTGCTGGTTACGAGCGGGGCGGGGCGGTGAGTATGCCTTCACTATCGGCACCGCGTATGCCCGACCTTTCGCGCATCACGAACAACAGTAATAGCACGGTCAACAGCGCGCCTGTGATTAACGTGACTGTGAATGGGGCTACTGGCGATAAGGAAATTGAGGCTCGCGCTTTCTCTGGCGCCCAGAGAGCGATCATGCAGTGGCAAAAAACGCCGTATTTCGCCCAAGCCGTTGCTGGCGGCGTTAAACAGGCAAATAAGCGCGGGATGCTACCCCGCTAAGCGTATTGGATGCCCTTCGGGGTGTCCTGTAACCGCCTATTGATATTGATGATTGGCGCCTGTCGCAGAACGTGATTGGAACAATTCTCAGGCGTTCCTATATAAAACGCTGAACATGTATGAAAAATGTACAGGTCAGCTAAGCTTGCGTGCTACGAAACGAGACGCGAGTTTCGTAGCACGTTGCTTAACATTCGTCAATATGTTAAGTGATGGCATTAACTGAACACCAGACAGAAAGGAACGTGCAATGGCAGTTATCTCAAGCGCGTTCGGTCAGGTGAAATTGACCGATGACGACGCTAAGAAGTTTCGTAATCAGGTGACATTCGGTAAACCAAAAGCAGCCGCACATGAGACTGTCAAGAAAGGGCGCGAGCTCTTCAAGGAGTTTCAGGGCAAGGGTAAAGTGAAGTTTACCGTCAAGGCAGCCACGGGGGAATAGTTGCCGAACGACGAATTCGAAGTTGAACTAAGACTGATAGAGCCCAGTGATAAAGTCACTGGGCTTTCTCTTGGCAGTGAGGAGTTCACGCCGCTGAAGATGTTTATTCAGCGGAAAGCCAAGGATTATCAGGTCAATAGTTTTGCCAGGACTTATGGTCTGTTTGGCCCTGAGGCGAAACTGATCGGTTATATCACGCTCATCTGCGGCGAGATCCTGACAAAGACGCCCCAGGACGTGATTCCGCCAGAACAGATCTACGACTACAAAACATTTCCATCTGTGAAGATTGCCCGCCTTGCCGTCGACAGACGATATCAGGGCAAGGGACTGGGCGATTATCTGGTTTCTTTTGCGATAGGTGTTGTCAAGGACGCGATTGCGCCTCACGTCGGTTGTCGTTTCGTCGTTGTTGATTCGAAACAGTCAGCGGTGAGGTTTTATGAGCGTCTCGGCTTCACGCTGCTTGATACAGCTACGAACAGGGCCAACGAACAGCCGGTGATGTATCTCGACATCCTTAAAGCCTGATTAGCGTTGATTTCTCAATGATGCGTTCCTGAGCGCCCGTCGTAGGGCGTTTCACCCGGGATTCCTGTGAACATCCCCTAGCATCAGGGCGGCGCGGGTTGTGCAGGTGGTCCCTTCCAATCATTCTACCTTGGGGCGAGACAGGGAGATAAATGCAACCTAACTCACCAAAGCGAGATCACCATGAATACCATTCCTTACACCGCGTCTCTTTCCTGCGGCACTTGCGGCACAAAGGGCGTTCGAATTGACGACGATGCGGACGAAAATTCCATCGTTAGATGTAAGAATCCCGACTGCGACACAACTTTCGGCACTTGGGGAGATGTCCGAAAAATGGTTCGCGAAAAAACGGCGAAGAAAGCCAAGGATGACATCGTTGCATCGCTGAGAAAATCTCTGCGGAAGAGATGACGTGCGGCGCCCTTCGGGGCGTCTCAACGTCAACTATAGATTGATTATTCCACCGAGAACAATTATTCAACCTCTTGGTGGAGGGGCTTGTGAAAAAACTAACAATTCGTTATCGGCGCCGGCTTTTATATTGGGCTAACAAAAGGTCGCGCAAGAAAAACTCAGGCACGGCCAAATTTGGTTATGTTCTGAGCGCAGATAGATTCGACCAAGTAAGGCTACCGTCAAACGCGATACAGATGCCGAAAGTGTTTTGTTTAGTGCAAAACACCGAACAAACGCTGTCGTTTCTGGAAAAAACGAGGCAGCGGTTGCTTGCCCCCCCATTGTCTGGAACGAGGTCTCTCGCGGCACATGTAACTGGGAAAAGGAAAAATAAATCCGCGCCGCGATGGATAGGCCCTTATGTTGACTTTACAACCATAGAATTCATCAGCCCAGCCGCGGCTCTGGTGCTTGCTGCGGAATATCACAGGGCTGTTCTACTGAAAGAACAGAGCACGAAGAATATTTCTCGGCTGTTCTTGGTCGACGTTCATAAATGGAAGGCAAATGTAATAGAGAGCTTGATTGAAGTAGGATTCTTTGAGCTTTTGAAAATCACTGAAGGTGTACAGGCGCCAGAAGAGGGGGACCGGAAAATTCTAAAACTTCGCAGTGGCAGTCGAAATCAAGCTGATGAAGTGGATGGATTGCTCAATAGTATTGAGGAAATGTTCAGTGGTGTAGGTTTGAACGCCAACGATGCGTGCTTTGAACTTAACGGCGCATTGGGCGAGGCAATGGAGAATGCAGTCCGTTGTGCCTATCCAACTGAAATTTCTTTTGGCCGACCTCATGTTTCAAAGTGGTGGATGACAGGATCACTTTCGAAGGCTCAGCGTCAAATGACTGTGGCGATATATGATCAGGGAGTATCTATACCAGGTTCGCTTAGTAGTTGGCAGCTTTACGGTGGATTCCTAAACCGATTTCTAAGGAAGTTCGGTATGGCAAGAGATAGCGCCGACCCCAGATTTGATGGAGATGTCATCGCACTGGCAATCGATGAATCTGTTACGTCTACGGGATTGCAAAAACATGGTAAGGGTTTGGGTCATATAAAGGCTTTTATCGATTCCTGTAGCGCTGGCAGTCTGTTAATTATAAGTAGGCAGGGAATGTATATATATGAAAAAGGGAAGCCGCCTCTCACGTACAATTTACCGATAAGATTATCAGGTACATTGATCCAGTGGAACGTTGTAATTTAATGGGAGTTAACCTTTAGAAGGTTAAATCAAATGAGCTTGAGAGTCATCGAAGTGCTGGATATTGGAAGAGATTTTACACTGACGCCTGGTGCTCGGTATAAAAAGCATGGAGATTTTTCTGGCGAAGAATTTCGAACTAAACTTCTGGCTCCTGCTTTGCGGCGTGTAATCAATGCCGACGGGGTTCTGAATGTTGTCATTGATACTGTGAAAAGAAGCTATCTGGTTTCTTTTTTAGACGAAGCTTTTGGCGGTTTAATAAGAGACGAAGGCTTTTCTCTAGAGCAAACAAATCAGCATTTAAATATTGTAAGCTCGAATAAGCGATTCGAGAAATATAGAATACTAGCAAAAAACTATATTCTCCGGGCATCTGAAGAGCATGCCAAGTAACATTAGCCCAATTTTGCCAATTGTTAGTTTGCTGAGCGCATTTATAGGAGCCGCCGCTGCACTCTTTGGTCACCGCTGGCGTTACCGTGCAGATTACCGAAATCATTTGGTTACACAACTTATCACCACAATTACCAATGTTGCGGATCTTTCAACCGATTATTGGCTCATGGAAATACATTCTCCAAGCTCTGCTAACGCATTGGAGCAAGCTAAGATCGAGGCAAAAATAGAAGGCTTGGTCGAAAAACTGGACGGCAGTATTGAAATAGTTCGACCGCACTTGAGCAAAATTGATATGTTGGGAATTGATATTCCTGCATCTAGGTTTGTTGATGCCTTAACCGGTGGTCAGTTCTCTGTGCCAGCTCGTGCTCAAGATGCTGAACGTGCAAAAGAGGCACAGGCAGCTGCGGCCTTCTTGATATTGGAGATATCTAAAGCTGCGAATCGTCGAGTACTTGGCATTATGTAGAAGTTAATATTGGAAATTCTAGTACTAACTTTAGATAGGCTTTAACCAACACGGTATTACTGACTTGTGCTCTTAAAGCATTCCAGTTCCAACCGATTGCGGAATTCAGCTATCGCGGTCATGAAGCTACATCGATATGTCGTTAAGCTGCCAGCTATTACCTTCAGGCATATAAGTCACGTCAGCGCGGTATTGAGTTCTCAATTTCGCTCCGAACGAGTTTTCAGCATCCACGTAGGCATTTACGGTGTATTTGCACCTATCGCGCTCAACCACGCTCACACCGTCAGAATTCGTGCCCCATGGGAATGAGGCTGTGGCGGGTGCTTTGAGGCGCTTCTTTACGAATTCCTGAGAGATCACGAAGGCCATGGTCTTTGAACCACATGCGTTCGGGTCTTTTCTCTTATTCACCTCGCTATACAACCACGCTGCACCGATAATTGTGGCCAGGACTACGATTGCCTTACGTCTTTGCCCCATGAAATCCCCCGGTTGAACGGGCTTTCCATAGCATAGGCAAGCCTTGCCCCGAAAGGGGAGACTTTAACTTGAATTTTACGATGATTTCGGTAAGGGTATTCGCGGAGCCTGAGAACTCCCGAAGCCGTCCCTTGCCGGGGATGGGCTTCATCCGCGATAGGAACAGATCAGCCTTGCCGGGCATGATGTGTTCCGAATTACGACGCGCCCCTTTGCCGTGGGCGTGACCGGCACACTATTGCCGGGAGTGCCACGGTGCGTCAAGAGGAATCTTGACCTCAATAAAGAAGGCCATGGCGCATGTTCTCGCGGACATGTTCTCAGACTCCCGGCGCCAGTGCTGATCACTGGTTCACCCGACACGAAAGCCCTGAGAAGCGGACGTGTTCGGTTTTACCGCGAGACCACAATGATTCACCCAGATATTGCGCCTGCCATGAGTGCGGGCATTTTCCTACAATTCGTCAGGCGAAGCATCGCGGACGAAATTGAGCGCTTGATTTCCATCCTAGATCAGATCGACGGCGACGCCGATCTAGAACCGTCATTGGGCGAATACAGCCCGTTCGGCGTGGATGTTGAATGCGACAATAGCGACCTTGAACCAGATGAAGAGGGCGGCTTTGACGAAGAGCCATACGACGGCTTTGCCCGCGAGTATTGGGAGGCGCGGGCATGAGCAGCGTCCACAAAGACAGCAATAGGATTGTGATAGACGGCTACAACAGTCTGACAGCGGCTATATTCAGCGAAGATCGAATTTGTATCGAGGTCGATGACGAATCGGCTGGTGATACAGAAACGGGCTTTGGTGCGACAGCCCGCATTTATCTTTCGCCAGACGAAGCCATTGAACTTGGTTCTTGGTTGATTCAGGCGGGGACGACTGCCGGTAAAGGCGGTGCAGCATGACCGACCTTTGCCAACTGGAAGCAGCCCTTCACGACATTCGCCGATCAAACCAGATCATGGAAGTCCTGATCGAAAGCGTCTCAAGTAATGTCAAGGCGCTGATGTCGGTAGCGAATCTCCCTGCCGGGATTACGGCTGACGATAGACTGCTCGAATTTGAGATCAATCGTCAGAGCAGGCATTGTGCCGACGCTGAAACGATCCTCGCAGGAATGCAGAAGCGTGAACCCGAAACCGCGGCGAATGTGTTCCTCCTCAATTTGAAGCGCACCGACCTACAGGACGGCACCGAAATCATTCTCGCCGGGAAGCCGCATACCATATCGCGTTCCTTGATAGGTCCCGATTGGTGGGATTGTCGTCAGGACGGCGAACTCATGGCGTCATTCCCCGCCAGACACCTGTTGAAACATGCATGGGTGCAGGGTGCCAAGCGTCACTGACAGGGAAATCATTGCCCTTGCTATCCTGATCGGCGTTGTTCTCGCCGGTCAGGGCTTCAACGGAACAGAACACCTCATTTTACCTTGAAGGAGAGAACATGACACACGGGGAAGATAAAGCCGACCTGCTTTATGGGGCGCGGCCTATCGCGGATTTTCTAGGAATGACCGAGAAGCAGGCACGTCACAGGATTGATGACGGGCATATTCCAACTTTCCGCATTGGCGGCACGATCTGCTCAAGGAAGAGCACCCTGACAAAGTGGCTAGATGAAATGGAAGCGCAGGAGGCGCGGAAATAATGGCGAGCGTTCGAAAACGCGAGTGGGAATACAACGGCGCTAAAAAAACAGCGTGGGTGGTAAATTACACCGATCTGGACGGAAAGCGCCGACTGAAGACATTCGAGAAGAAGAAAGACGCAGATGCTTATCGAGCCAAGGTCGAGGTCGAAGTTGAAGCCGGTTTGCATACCCCGGCGAGTTCCAAGCGCACAGTCAAGCAGGTTGCCGAGGAATACATCAAGAACTTGGAGTCGCGGTTGGCCGATGGCCGCATCAGCCTCGGATATCTGAAATGCTCAAAAAGCCGCATCGACAAGCATGTGGTGCCGTTTTTTGGACAGCGGATGTTCGATGAACTGAGCTTAGCGGACTTTGAGGGCTTCTATGATCACCTCGTTACCAAGGCCGGCAATGCGCCGTTCACAGCGAAAGAAATAATTGCACAGGTAGCCACTATGGAGAAATTCGCAGCTAAGCGCACGATTCCGACGAAATATGCTGCACGAGAAATGGTCGAAGAATTACGCGGGGTCAAAAGAGGAAAGATTGATACCTTCACCCGCGAACAGGCTATCGCCATTCTTGAAGCTTCTAAGGTGCGCGAACGGCACCGACAAGCGCGCAATCAAAAGCTTATAGAACTCATGGTGCATTTAGCCGCCATATGCGGCATGAGGCTTGGCGAAATCACTGGATTGAAATTGCCCCACGTTAATCTGGAACGGCGGGTGCTAGAGGTCCGGCACAGTATGCAGCCGAATGGTGAGTTGAAAGCCCCCAAAACCAAATCCGGTATACGTGATATACCGATGCCAGACGCAATCCACACCATGTTCAAAGAATGGCTGGAACGTTACTATATCCAAAATGACCGGGAGCTTGTTTTCCTGACCTATAACGGCGGCCCTATGCATCGTCTCGATATCCACCGGCAATGGGTTGATTTGCTCAAGCGGTCGGGCGTGGGTGAAAATGGTCCGTCAGGAACACGATATCATTTTCATGCCCTTCGCCATTTTGCTGCCAGCTGGATGGTCGATAACAATCTGCCGGTTACTGATGTGGCTCATATTTTAGGGCACAGCAAGTTCGATATGACCCTACAAGTTTACGCGCATCCATTGCGTGACCAGCGGGAGCGTCACAATGCAATGCAGAATCTTGCTGCCGGATTGCAGCCGTCGGCGCGACAAGAGAGCGACAAAGCCGCTTAAATCGCTGATTTCATTGGCACTCAACAACATGATCACCATAACCTGGTAGGAGTGCCCATGGGCCTTTTGACTTGGGTCGGGAAGCCTTTCGGGCTTCTTTCCGGCCCATGGCGCGCATTCTTTGGAATGTCGACCACAAGCGGCGAAACGGTCACTTATGAACACGCGATGCAGCTTGATGCTGTCTGGGCGTGTGTGAACCTGATTTCAAATGCCGTGAAAACGCTACCCTGTAATGTCTACAAGGGCGATGGCGTTGACGTCGACCGCGAGAATCCGCTGTACGAACTGCTGCACGACCTGCCGAACCTGGACGACAGCGCGTCTGATTTCTGGGGTATGGCGGCCCTCTGCCTCTGCCTTGATGGCAACTTCTTCGCCGAAAAGAAGAAAAATGGCGACCGGCTGGTAGCGCTGAACCCGTTCAATCCGCTTTGCGTCGATGTAAAGCGCGATGATCGAAATAACCGCTATTACGAGGTCACCGAGCAGTACAAGAATGGAAAGAAGGGCGGCGTCCGTAAAATCCGTGAAGAGGACATGCTTCATGTCCGCGGATTGGTCATGCCTGGCTGTGATCGTGGGCTTTCGCCAATTGCCGCGCAGCGCAATGTGATCGGTAACGCCATGGCCGGCGAGAAGACGTCGGGCCGTATGTTCAAGAACGGCATGATGGCTTCGGTCGTCTTGTCGTCAGAACAGGTTCTGAAGCCCGATCAGCGCAAGCAGATTGCGGAATCGTTGCAGGCATTTGCCGGTGCCGACAAGGCAGGAGGGATTGCGGTGCTTGAGGCGGGTCTCACCCCGTCGCAGATCACCATCAATCCAAAAGATGCGCAGATGCTTGAGACGCGGCAGTACAGCGTCGAGCAGATATGCCGCATCTTCGGCGTTCCGCCGGTCATGATTGGCCATGCCGCGAATGGCACAACGACTTGGGGCAGCGGCATCGAGCAATTGATCCTGCAGTTCACCAAGACCTGCCTCACGCCCATGCTCAGAAGCATTGAATCGGCAATCTACCGCGACTTGCTTGATGCAAAGACCCGCAAAACGACCGTCGTTAAGTTCAATATGGAAGGCCTGCTGCGCGGCGATAGCCAGGCGAGGGCGGAATTCCTGCAGAAGATGGTTCAGAACGGCATCTACACGCCGAATGAAGCAAGAGCTTACGAGAACAAGCCAAAGATGGACGGCGGCGACGAACTGATCGTCAACGGCACCATGCAGCCTCTGTCCATGGTCGGACACAACGGCGGGCCTCCGCTGGATGATGCACAGCCAAGCGCTGGATAAGGGAAATTCATGAAATTCGAACACATTTTGACGGCCTTCGAGGCCGAACCGTGGGCGATTCAGCGCGAAAAACTAGCCGTTTTGGCTGATGTTCTTGCGGCACGTGTGGCGGGCGACAAGCTCGTCACACCTGAATTTGCAGCGGCTGTTTCCGATGCTCGCGCAAAGGAAATCGCTGAAATTGACGGCAAGGTCGCAGTGATCCCGGTTTATGGCGTATTGGCCGACCGAATGGATCTGTTTTCCGCGATGAGTGGTGGCACGTCCTATGCCGGTATCAAGCGTCAACTGCACAAGGCACTGTCCAACGAGGATGTGAAAGCCGTTGTTCTTGATATTGATAGTCCTGGCGGCTCGGTACCGGGCACGGATGAACTCGCAACGGAAATTCGCAAACTGCGCGGCGGTGAAAAGCCTATCATAGCGCAGGTCAACTCGCTGGCTGCGAGTGCTGCCTACTGGATCGCGTCGTCTGCCGACGAAATCGTTGTCACGCCGTCCGGACGTGCAGGGTCGATCGGTGTCTATACGGCACACGACGATATCTCTGCCGCATTGGAAAAGGCTGGCGTCAAGCGCACCTACATTTCGGCAGGTAAGCACAAGGTCGAAGGCAACGAAACCGAACCACTCGGCAAAGACACGCTGGCCTACATTCAGGACAGCGTAAACCGCTCCTATGGCCGGTTTTTGCAGAGCGTTGCCGATGGGCGTGGCGTTACGAAATCCAAAGTCGAAGACGGATTTGGTCAGGGGAGGGTGTTCTACTCTGAGGCGCTCATAGACCGGGGTATGGCAGACCGTATTGCCACACTTGACGAGACCTTGGCCCGACTGGGCGCGAACACCGAGCCGGAGTACGTCCGCCGCGTAAAGGCGTCCAACGCCGCAAAGGCAGAAGCCGCGCAATTGCTGTCCAACAAGATGGCCTCCGGCGAAGAAATTACAAAACGCGAATTCGAAAACGGCCTGAAGGGTCTTCTTGGTCTTTCGAATTCGGAGGCAGAGCGGGCCGCTCGGCTCTACCTCAGGTCTGATCAGGGGGCTCCTGATGGCGACGCGGATGCTGCCGCTTTGGCAGCGGTCACACGGCTGATTGCCGAAGCAAAGACATTCAAAATCTAAATCACAGGAGCCATTCATGGCTGAACTAGCAGAACGCATTGGCGAGCTGGGTGCTTCGCTCGCCTCCATTAAAGAGCAGGTCGGCAATCTTGCAACCGATTTCACTACGAAGCTTTCTGCCGCTGGCGAAGTTTCCACCGAGCTGAAAGATAAGGTCGACAAGGCGCTTTCCGAACTTGGCGATACCACGACCCGTATTGGCGAACTGGAAAAGCGTGCCGCTCGTGAACGCGACGACGTTGCACAGGGTCCACAGGACGTTGGCGATATTGTCGTGGCGTCTGAAAAGTTCAAGTCGACCGACGTATCCGGCGCATGGCGCGGTTCGATCCGCGTCGGTATGGAGCGCGCGGACATTACGTCCGGCAATACCACCGTTGGCGCCGGTCGTTCGGCGGGAACCTCGCTTGTCCCAGGGCAGCGCGTGCCAGGCATCATTGCCCCGCCTAATCGCCAGCTGACGATCCGCGACCTTATTGCTCCGGGCCAGACCTCGGCTGCGAGTGTTGAGTTCGTCAAGGAAACCGGCTTTACGAACAGCGCGGCTCCGGTCGCAGAAGGCACGCAGAAGCCCAAGTCTGATCTGACCTTCGATATGGAAACCACGCCTGTTCGCACGCTGGCCCATATCTTCAAGGCAAGCCGTCAGATCCTCGACGACGCTCCGGGGCTTGCAAGCTATATCAACGCTCGCGGCACGTACGGGCTCAAGTTCGTTGAAGAAGGCCAGCTTCTGAACGGTGACGGTACTGGTCAGAACCTGCACGGCATTCTCCCGCAGGCATCGGCCTTCGCTCCGGCATTCACTCCGGAGAATGAAACGGCAATTGACCGCCTTCGCCTTGCAATCCTGCAGGTCATTCTGGCCGAATATCCGGCGAGCGGCTTCGTTCTGCATCCAACCGATTGGACCAAGATCGAGCTGACCAAGGATCTTGGCGGCAACTATATCGTTGGCAATGCCCAGTCTCCGATCGGTCCTTCGCTGTGGAATCTGCCGGTCGTCCAGACTCAGGCACTTTCTGCGGGCAAGTTCCTGACCGGTGCGTTCAATCTCGGTGCGCAGATTTTCGACCGCATGGGCATCGAAGTTCTGATGTCGAGCGAGAACGTGGACGACTTCGAAAAGAACATGTTCACGATCCGTATCGAAGAGCGCCTTGCGCTGGCGGTTTACCGTCCAGAGGCATTCGTTACCGGCGACGTCAATCCGCCTGTAACTCCTTAATCCTTGATGGGGCGCTTCGGCGCCCCTCCTTTTTTCAGAACCACGGGAGCCACGCATGGCTGCACCAAAAATCAATAAGCGCCGTTTTGCCAGCTACCTTGGCGCTGGTGTTATCTCTCTTCCGTCTGTACCCGCCAATACTGTCGCACCGGCCATTACAGGCACGGCACGTGTCGGACAGACGCTAACCGTTTCGAACGGCAGTTGGTCAGGCAGTCCATCGCCCACATTCTCACGTCAGTGGAAACGTGGCGCGACTAACATAGGTACAGGCGCAGCTACCTATACGCTGGTTGCAGCGGACGCAGGGCAGGTTATTACGTGTGTAGTCACTGCCACAAACAGTGAAGGTTCGGCTAGCGCCACCAGCAATGCTACCGCATCTGTGACGCAGACCCCGGCTAATACCGCATTGCCAGCAATTACTGGTACGGCACAGGTGGGCGCTACTCTGACAGTGTCGAATGGCACTTGGACGGGCACTCCAACGCCGACCTACACGCGCCAGTGGAAAGCAGACGGAGCAAATATTAGTGCTGCGACCGCTGCAACCTACGTACTGACCGAAGCCGAACTAGGCAAGGTCATCACTTGTACCGTGACCGGCACGAATTCCGCAGGTAATGCGAGCGCCACTAGTGCCGCGACTGCTGCAGTTATTGCGGCAGCCTAATCATGGCACTGGTTGATCTCGAACTGCTGAAGAAACACCTTCGTGTGTTTCATGATGACGAAGATGCTGAGCTTGAGGTCTATCTGGCTGCTGCGGAAACGATCGTCGTCGAATATGTCGACAGGGAGGTCGTGGTGACTGGCGCCACGCCAACCTTGTCGGATGGCATCGAGTTAACCCCGCCCATCACGGCAGCGATCTTGTTGGTTGCGGCTGACCTGTACGAGAACCGCGAGCCAGACATGAAGGCCGAAGGCAATGCCGTTCTGCCGCGTCACGTTCGGGCGTTACTCGCTCCATATCGGGTTTGGCGCACGCTGCTGGTGGAAGAATAATGCCCTGGCTCCACTTCACAGCCACTTACGACTTCATCCCCAAGCCTGCGGTAACGATCCGCTATCCGGCTGGCTACATCGGCTTGGTGACCACGCCTTGCGCTAACCGCGCTGTTGCCGCTGGCAAAGCCGAGCGACTTCCAACTCCTACGAAAGACGAGGCCGAAGCATGGCGAAGCGCGCAGGTGCCGGCAGCCTGAACTGCCGTTTGACGTTTCAGGTTCGGCAGGACGTGGATGACGGATTCGGCGGCACACGCGGTGAGTGGGTTGACCAGTTCACCGTGCCGGGAAGGCTGGAACCGCGATACGGCAGCAATGCCGAGAGCATCATGGCTGCGCGAATGCAGTCTATGCAGCCCTATAACCTGACGATCCGTGGCAGCACTGCGGCAAGGCAAGTAACGGCGTCTTGGCGGGCATATGATGCTCGGGCTGGCGTTACCGTCGACAGCCAAGGCGCACGAAGGCCAAACCGCGTGTTCGGCATTAAGACCGTAGTCAATCCCGACGAGCGCGGGCAATACATCGAGATGCTGGCGATTGAAGGCGAGGAAACGTGATGGCGGTCAAGATCAAAGGTCTGGATCGCCTGCAGATAAAGCTGAAGAAATTCCCGGAAGTGGCTGAAAAGCTTGTCAAAGCCGCGATGGAGCAGGGGGCACAGGAAATCGTCAACATGATGCAAAATCTGGTTCCCGTCGATGATGGTGAACTGATGGAGAGCATCGGGTGGACATGGGGTAAGGCTCCAAAACACAGCCAGCGCATTGGCAGCGTGAAGTCTAACGATGGTAACCTGACAATCACCATCTATGCCGGCAATTCAAAGGTGCGTTATGCGCATCTGGTCGAATTCGGCAGCGCTCCACACGTGAACGGTGGCATGTATCCGGGCACTTTTAATCCGGGCGCCAAGGCGCAGCCGTTCTTCTTTGTGAGTTTTCGTGCTAAGCGCCGCAGCGCAAAAGCTCGCGTATCTCGTGCCATTACAAAAGCGGCAAAACAGATTGCTGCTGAGAGATAACACACCCGCATTAAACGGGCCAAACGGTGCCGGTCACACCGGGCCAATCTTATCCCTGCGCCGCTATTGAGGGGTGCCGAATGACTGATGCTATATACGCTGGCGATGCCGGTTATTTCAAGACGTGCACATGCTGCGGAGAGACTAAGGCAGCACAACGTTTTTCAAAGGAAAGGCGATGGGGCGACGGTTTCTGCTCATCGTGCAAGGATTATAAAGCATCATCAGCGCGAGAATGGGCAAAGAAGAATCCTGAACAGGTGAGCGGGCGGTACATGTCCCTATCTCCAGACCGGCGCGCAGACATTCAAAGAAAACGATTAGAAAAGTTACTGACAACCCCCGGAGCGATAGAAAAGACGCGCGAGAGGGCACGCGACTATTATGCCAAGAACCGTGAAAAAGTCTTAGCTCGCATGTCATCCCAGGAGGGGCGAGAATACTCACGCATAAAGATGCAAGAAAAGATGAGAGATGATGCCTTTCGTCTGCATTCCAACATATCTAGGGCAATCAGGGCTTCCATTAAAGATAAATATCGACGCCCTTGGGAAACCCTTGTCGGCTACAATCTGAATGAACTTATGACGCACATTGAGCGTCAATTCTTGCCTGGAATGACGTGGGAAAACCATGGGAAAGGCAAGGGGAAATGGCATATTGATCATATCGTTCCGCGATCATCATTCGGTTATGACAGTGCCGAACATCCTGATTTCGCGGCTTGCTGGGCCTTAGCCAACCTACGCCCTTTATGGTCGGATGAAAATATACGCAAGCACGCCAAGCGCTTGTTCCTGATATAGGAGGGCGTTTTGGACCCGGTTTTAGAACTTCAGGGCGCAATTATTCAGCGCTTGCGAAGCTTTCCTGCGCTTGTCTCCCTGATTGGCCAGCGCAGCTACGACAACCCACCGACGAATGATCAAGGGCAGATCTCGCCCTCAATTTTCCCCTATGTCAGTATCGGCGCGTCGAGCGCTCAGCAGGTAGATGCCGACTGTATTTTCGCTGACGATATCATTTTCCAGCTGGATGTCTGGTCGATTGAGCCAGCCAAAAAGCAGATGCGCGACGTCGCAAACGCAGTGCGTCTCGCAACACGAGGGTGGGAGCCTGTTTTGACCATCAACGCCCTCGTGACATTCGAATATTGGCGAACTGACTACATCAAGGACGGCGCAATCAATCATGCGTCGGTTCGTTACACGGCGATTATCGAGCAGCCTTAAGGCCCCCCCGCGCCGATCACCCCAAAAATCTTTCTGTACGGCTGCCCTTTGGGTGGCCTTTTCGTATTGGATCACTCCATGACAGCTGCTACCACGATCAAAGGCGGCAAGGTCCGCGTCAAGATCGGCGACGATGCAACGCCGACCGTGTATACCGCACCGTGCGGCTTCACGCAGAAGTCGATCACACTTTCGAAAAACCTCAATGAAGTTTCAATTCCCGATTGTGAAGACCCCGACAAGGTGGATTGGATTGGACGTGACGCCGCATCGCTCTCAATGAGCATCAGCGGTGAAGGTGTCTTGGCTTCCGAATCCGTAGAAACGTGGCTGGATGCTTGGGAAAGCATCGATTCTGTACCGGTCCAAGTCGAGATCGTTTTCCCGGCCAAGACTTACACGTATACCGGCAAGATGCATGTCGAAAGCCTTGAAATCGGCGCTAACAATGGCGAGCGAGCCACAAACAACGTTTCGCTGCAGTCAGACGGCGAAATGGTCCGCGTCTCGGCGCCGACGGCTCCATAATGAGCAGAGACGCTAAGGTTGAGCTCGACTGGGCGGACGGTACTTATACCTTCCGCCTCGGTTGGGGCGAATTGGAAGCATTGCAGGAGGCGTGCGACGCCGGCCCTTGGGTCATTCTGGAGCGGCTTTTCACCAAACAATGCCGCGTCGGAGATATCGCCCATGTGATCCGGCAGGGACTGATTGGTGGAGGCTTGGAGCCCACGGCGGCCACGAAACTGGTGCGAACCTACATCGAAAAACGCCCACCTGCTGAGAACATCGTATTCTCCACCATCATTTTACAGGCTGGTATTCAGGGCGTGCCGGAGGAGCCGGTGGGGGAGCCAGCGGCGGCAAATCAGACGGAGAACGGCTTGATAGTCTCCCCAACGGAAAAGTCAGATTTGCCGCGGTCTACGGCAACGGCGCGGCGCTCGGCTTCACGCCGCAAGAAGTAAGGCGAATGTCCATGTGGCAGTTCATGGCTGCCGTTGACGGTTACGTCAAAGCCAACTCGACTGACGATGGCGGTTTGAGCCAGGCGGAAAAAGACGAGCTTTGGGAGTGGGTGAGCGAGGGGTAGGTCATCTGCGGCGGTAGTGGGGGCGAACATAAGTGCCATTTCGGCGATAATAGCCGCGAACAAAAGTAGATCCGCCCCCGTAAGAGCTGTACGATCTGCTATAGCTAGGTGCCCACGATCCATAACCATCGTAACCGCCGGCCCGAGACGCCGCGCTTCTAGCGCCACAACGGCGTCCTGCTGCATCTAGACTATCCGGTGTAGGGCAATTGCCAGTATAAACTCGCGATGAAGGGTAGCTTGGTGAGGCCAATGCATAGGAAGGATACGATGAGCTCAGAACCGTCCCAGCATTATTCCCGAAGGCTACCACTCCGCGTTTCCCGTCGGATGTAGTGAAGGAGCCGGTACCGCTCATGCCATCGCGCGCGCGGGTGATGACGGCTGATCCATAACGACCGTCACTGCACGTCACGGGTATGGTAATTGTCGGACTTGTATCAAGTGCGTCGTAAGTTCCATTGCACGACAGAGTGCCGCCCGGTTGTGAAAGCTGAAAAGTTCCGCCTGAAATCGCTGCAGTGGCCGTCCCGGTCAAGGCGGTCCCGTCCTCAAATCTCGCGGCGGTAGGCAGAGTGATGCTCCCGCAGCCAGCCAAACCAACTAACGTCAAAAGCATAACGCTTCGCATCATTACCCCTCCCAAGTTCTTCCCCGTCTGAACTAAGCAAGGATGAGGCGAAGAGTCGAGGGGGGATTCTACTTAAACGGATTCAGCGACTTTGCGCCTTTGGCCCTAGGATCAATGGTCAAGGTATATGCGCCACCCGGCAACTTGTAAGGCGCACATCGTTGTAAGGCTCGGTTGAGCGATTCCACGCCAGCCTTCCCAACCCCGTCTTTCGGGAACTCTTTGGCGGTAACATCCGACAAATCCCCGTCTTTATCCAGTTCGACAGAGAGAACGATCTTGCTTGCCAATTTCATTGAAGCAGGCGGGTTCCAGCACTCCAGCGCAGCCCGCGCGAACGCATCGTTCTGCTCATTAGCTTGCGCGGGCATTGCCATAACGGCGGCAGCAATCACCAAAAAACATACTCTCATGGAGCCTCCCTGCCATGGCCACTAACCTTGAATCTCTTGTCGTTCAATTTTCTGCCGATTTCAAGCGATTGGAGAACGCTATCAATCGTCAGCGCGGGCAGTTCACGCGGCAGATGCGCCAGATGGAGAAGTCCGCAGATGTCAGCGTACAGCGTATCAACGCGGCGCTTGGCAATATCGGCAAGGGTACGATGCGAGACCTAGCGGCCCCTTTGACCGGCATTACTGCCGCGTTGGGTACGCGAGAGTTGATGCAGTACGCGGATGCTTGGACGCAGGCTGGAAACCTTATCCGCGCGTCCGCGACTGCTGCGGGCGTTGGTGCTCGGTCGTTGAATGAATTGAAGGACGGGGCGAACGAGGCACGCACCAGTCTGGAGACCTATACGGAGCTTTATGCTCGTCTGATCAGATCTGCGTCTGGCGTTGCCAAATCCGAAGAAGAGATCGCGCTCGCCACAAATCTGGTCGCCAAGGCGATGAAAGCTGGCGGCGCGTCAGCACAAGAACAGCAAGCCTCGCTTATCCAGCTTGGTCAGGCACTGGGCTCGGGCGTGCTGCAGGGTGACGAGCTCCGGTCATTGCGTGAAAACGCGCCAGTCATTGCGAAGGCAATCGCTGACGAATTTAAGGTTTCTATCGCCGGGCTTAAACAGCTTGGCGCCGATGGGAAACTGACGTCCGACCGGGTGTTTAAGGCTATCCTGAACGCTCAGAAGCCAATCGAAGCCCAGTTCAAAGCAACGAACGCGACGATTGCCGACGCTTTCACTCAGCTCAACAACGAATTCACGGCTTATATCGGCAACGCTGACAAATCGGCGGGCGCAAGTGCGCAGTTGGTTCAGGCGCTGCAGTACGTTGCGGACAACTTCAAGGAAATAGCCGACGTCGTCGCCGCCTTCGCGACTGTGCTGATTACTGCTTTCACCGGACGGGCAATCGCTGGGGTGGTCGTCGGACTTGGTCAGGCTGTCGTTGCATTGGGCTCATTCCTGACAGCACTTCGCACAGGTACGAGCGTAGTTGCAGCGTTCAGCGCGTCTCTCGGCCCGATTGGGCTTCTTGCAGGTGCAGCTGCTGGGGCGGTTTACCTGCTCTACAACAATATGTCGTCCGGCGATCAAGCCGCTAAATCCTTCAGTGAATCGGTCGATGGGAACAAGGTTGCGCTTGAAAATGCAGCTTCAGCTTCTCGTCAGTACCAGACGGAACTTGTCAAGCAGATCAGCTTGCAACTTGAGGCGGCCAAAGCAGCCTATGCGCAGGCAGACGCTGACTTTTCGGCGGCGAATGCACGCGCACAAGGCTTTCGAAAGCTAACTGGGCTCAAGTTCGAGCCACTTGAGTATGCAGCAGACCAAGCATTGGCAAACGCCGACGCTCTCGGTTTTGCAGTCGGGAAGCTGGAAGACCAGCAGAAAAAGGCTCAGCAGATACTCGCCTCGACGCCATCTGGCTACGGCGGCGGCATCGCGGCTACACCAGACGACAAGAAAAAGGGCCGCACGAAGAAGACACCCGCTGAACGGTTCGACGGTGACATTCAGCGTATCGCCGACCGCACCGCCGCACTTGTTGCAGAGACAGAAGCGCAGCGCCAAATCAACCCGCTGATAAATGACTATGGCTATGCCATGGAGAAGGCGCGCACGGAGCAGGAACTGCTCAATGCGGCGCAAAAGGCGGGTGTTGCGCTCACTCCGGAACTGCGAGCACAAATTGCGCAGACGGCGGACCAGTGGGCGCTTGCCAGTGCCGAGGCTAACAAGCTGGCCGAGGCGCAGAACCGGATCAAAGAAACCGCGGAAGACATGGCGGCTTTCCAAAAGGATCTGGTCGGTGGGATTGCTAACGATTTTATCAATGGCGCCAGTGCCGCCGAAACCTTTGCTAACGCGCTCGGGAAGATCGCTGATAAACTGATTGAAATCGGCCTTGCGAATATCTTCGATACTGACAAAGGCGGCTTCGATTTATTCGGTGCTCTGGGTGGCATCTTCCGTAAAAACGGTGGACCGGTAAAGCGCGCAGGCGGTGGCATTGTTCGCGGTCCTGGCGGGCCGCGTGGCGACAAAATCCCGGCGATGCTGAGCGATGAGGAATTCGTCGTAAATGCGGCAGCTACGAAGCGCAACCGTGCCTTGCTGGAAGCCATTAACAGCGGTCGTGTCATCGGGCTTAAGGATGGCGGCTCACCTTTGCGCGCGCCATCCATGCCGATCCTGCGGTCATCTGCTGCGACGCAGCAAGCGCAATCCGGCATTGCCGACGTTCGTGTCTTTGTGGATCGCGACGGCAACTGGCAGGCCGAGGTAGAACGCATCTCGCAGCGCAACGTCAAACAGGGACTGGCTTCCTACGACAAGTCTGGAGCCGTTCGAACAGCGCGCGATCTAAGGCAGGTGAACTCGAGAGGACTGGCAAAGTAATGGCTGAACTACTTCCGACTGGCCTTCGTTATCAGCCGACTTTCCCGGTCTTGAATCGCCCGGTTTCCATGTCTCAGTACGGGGATCGGGCGATTTCAGCGATTGAGAACGGCGACCCGTTCTGGACGTGGACTGCGAAAATTACCGACTTGACGAATGCCAAGCGCAATTTGCTCGAGGCGTTCATTGATCGTTGTCGGGGTGGGCAGGTTACGGTGCACTATACGCCTAAGCATGTTTGCATCCCGCAAGCCTATTGGGGTGATGCGAACAACTCGGCGATTACCGGTACGGCAACTTTGGGCGCGATCAACGGCAACACGCTCACGCTTAACGGCGTGGCAGTTGGTTTGAAGCTGATGAACGGCGACCTGGTTGGCATTACGATTGGCGATTACAACTTCATCGCTCGCGTCGTCACGAATGCCACAGCCGCAAGCACAAGCATGCAGGTGAAGATCGAGCCGTTCTTGCCATCTTACATCACGGTCGGCGCGACGGTCCGATTCAAGAACCCGGTAATGAACATGCGGCTGATGCCGAAGACGTGGGAAATCGGCGAAGGGAAATTTCCCGATGCGTCGTTTCAGTTGATTGAGGTGCCGAGGTAGTCGCCCTACCGTTGCCGTCGCGCACGAATAGCGCGAACCCACGTGTTGTTGAACATAATAGCCCCGATGACCAACGCGACAGCGCCGATGGCTATCATGCCGATTGCAACGCCCTGGTCTCCGAACTGCTGATATAACCAGCCCGTTTTTTCTACTGATTGGGCTGGATTTCCAAGGCGAAGAACACCTTGGATCAAGGCACCAAAACCGACAATCAACATGCAAACACTTCTAATCATGCCGGCCAGATATCATCTGGGCGCGGTTCAATCCACCCTTTCGATGATTTGGCGGTAACTAATGGCCTTCCCAGCACGTCTACAGCAATTGCTCGACGAGGGCAGGGGCAAGATAGCCTCGGCCGTCAAAGTCGAATTCGGTACCGGCACCTATGGCTTTTTCTCTGGCAAGGGGAGCGTGAGTTATGCTGGCCTTACGTACAACGGAAACACGCTGATCGACATCGACGAGCCTATGTATGCGCTCGGTACGGCTGCCCAGCCGGTGACGATGCGGTTGCCTGCCGCTGCTGATTTTGAGCTCACACCCGACAAGCTGAAGCTGATTGAGCAGGAAGACTACAAGAACCGTCCTGTCACGTTCTACGACTTCTATTTCGATCCCGACACGAACGCTTTCCTTCATGCAGAACCGACCTGGTACGGCTATGTCGATACCATCGATCACCGCGAGGAAGGCGACAATGTTTGGTTAGAAGGCAATATCGAGACCGGTGCAGTCGACAATTTCCGCGAAGGCTATCGTTATGCCTCGCACGAGGATCAGCAGCTTGTGTCGCCCGGTGACATGCTTTTCGAGTATGCAGCGAGGATCAAGAATGAATTCTTCAAAATCAAATTCGGCTAGGGTGCAAGGCTGGGATCGGGCGTTGGAAGACCTTGCGACGGCTCATGTATCGATCACGCCGGAATGGGGCGTTTCAGACTGCCTCATGACTGCCGCCGATGCCATCAAGGCCGTAACCGGCGAAGATCCGCTTGCGGAGTTTCGCGGCAAGTACAAAACCGAAGCCGGTGCAGCCCGCAAGATGCGCGCCAATGGCTGCGAGAACGTCAAGGACGTGCTCGAAACCTATCTCCAGTTTGAACCGGTCAATCGGCTCTCTGCTCGCCGTGGCGACGTCGGCGTGATGCTCATCAATGATGAATACGTCGCCGGGTTCATTTGTGGATCGGGCTTCGCGGTCAAACAGCCGCATGGGCTTAAGTTCTTTCCGGTGACCGATATCGAGCAGGCCTACAAGGTCGGCAGCTAACCACCACTACAATTTGCGCCTTTCAAGGTCCGCCAGCAGCGGGCCTTTTTTGTTGCGCCTGCATGAGGCCCTCGTATGCCATTTTTAGCCCCGATCGGCGCCTTTTTCAGCGGCATAGTGACGAGCGTGGCCGCATGGGCCGCAGCAAGCCCGATCCTCGCCGGCATTGCGCAGACAGCCTTCGGCATCGCGCTCAAATACGCCGTCAATGCACTGTTTCCCCCTAAAACGCAGAGCCGTGCTTCCGAACTGGAAACGCAATACGGCGCGAATATCCCGCGTTCGGTCATTCTCGGCACCTGCGCGACTGAGGGCCACCACATTTACCGGAATAGTTACGGCAGCGGCGGGCGTTTGATACAGGACGTCTTCGTGCTGTCGAGCTTCCGCATCACGGCTGTGAACCGTGTCCGGTATAACGGGCAATGGCGCGAGCTGGTTGAGCAAGACGCTGACGGCTTTTGGCTGATCCCGAATGAAGGTACGAGCGGCGACGATCACGATAATATCAAGGTCAAGTTCTACTACGGCACAATGGATCAGCAAGCTGAACCGACGCTGATCCAGCATTCGCGACCCGCTGGCCGATGGACCGCCGCGCACCGTGGTGCTGGCGTGGCCTATGCTGTCGTCTGGTCGGAACTCCGTAAGAACGGCGATGGGCTGACATCACCGGCTAAGCTGCTATTCGAAGTTGTCGGCGCTCCTGAATACGACTGGAGAAAAGATAGCACTGTCGGCGGCTCGGGTTCGCATCGATACGAAGATCAGAACACATGGGAATACTCTGACAATCCAGCCGTCCATGCCTATAATCTGGAGCGCGGCTTCTTTAACGGATCGCAGCGCATGGTCGGCAAGGCTGTTCGTGCAAGCCGCCTGCCTTTGGCGGAGTATACCCAGGCAGCGAACATCTGCGATGAAATCATGTCGGACGGCTCGAAGCGCTATCGTGCGCATGCGATTGCCAAGGACGGCCCCGGTGCGAACCACGATGCCAACCTTTCGCCTATCCTCGAAGCCATGTGCGGTTCGTGGGTCGAGCGGGTTGACGGTGAGTTCCCGATCGCGGGCGCACCGCAGGCCATTGTTGCGACGATTACCGATGCCGATATCAAGCGCGGTGCACCTCTGCGGTTCAGCGCCAAACGCAAGCGTACAGAACTGATCAACACGGTTGCTGCATCTTGGGTTTCGCCTGATGACTTCTATGAGACGAAGGACGCGGCAACTCGCATTGATGCTGGCGCACTGGCCGAGGACCGGGAAACGCTTGCCAGCGCCATTCCTTATGCTGCTGTTACTGACGTGCGGCAGGTGGACAGGCTGGCAGATATCGCCATCCGTGGCGCTCGCTATCAGGCATCGGCCGAAATCGTCGTTCATCCGAAGTTCCTCGACACGATCAAGGAAGGCCGGTGGGTTCGCTGGAATAGCGCCAAGTATGGCGACCGCACATATCAGGTGCTGACCCGGCAGCTTGGCGGGATCAATACGGATGGTGCCCGCGATATCTCGATTGCGCTGCAACAGATCAGCAACGGCGTCTTTGATCCGACGGCATATGAAACCAACCCGCCGAATATCATTGTCGTGCCACCGCCGCAGTATCTGGCAGAAGTGCAGAACTTCGATGTTATTCCGACGATCGTCAAAGCGGATGGTGCCGGAGAGCTGCCGGGCGCGCGACTGCTGTGGGATGCGATCGATGATATCTCTGTCGTCGGTGTCGATATCGAATACTGGCCTGCTAACGATCCTAGCCAGGTGTTCAAGCGCTTCGTGACGTGGGATGTGGTGAATGTTCTTCTGGTTGAAGGCCTGACTTCGCTCACAGACTGGTTCGTTCGGACGCGCTTGCGTGTCGATAATGGCCGCTCGGTGGCGTGGGCTGCTGCTAGGCCGTTCACGACGCTTGACGCGTCTGGCGATGATAGCCCGGTCGATTATGAGCGGTTAGACGCGGATGTCCAAGGCCTTATCAATTATATGACGGATGGTCTGCGCGAACTGAAGCGTCAAGCGCAAGAGCTGGCAACAACCACGGCTGACAATCACAACAGTAATTATGTTGATATTCAACGTATTAGCCGCCAGCTGTCGAGTACGTTCGGCAGTGCAAAGGCCGAATGGCGCGAAGACATATTTGTCGCCACCGGCCCAAACAGCGCCATAGCGCAGCAATTGAACACATTAAGTGTGGAGTTGGACGGCAAGGCTGATGCAGAGGCAGTTACACTTCTCCAAACCCGCGTTGATGAAGTTGACGGCGAAGTTTCAGCGATTTCCAATGCGCTGACCGAGGTTAACGCATCGGTTGATGGAACTGTATCGAACGCAGCTTGGCGGATGACCGCATCTGCTGGCAGTGGTGGGTATACGTCGAAAATATCTGCTTTTGCCCGCGTTGGTAACGGAGATGCCTGGAAACAGGCGGGCTGGTTTGTAAACGTGAGCGCCACGCAAAGCCAACTTGTTTTGATGGCCGATCAGGTGGCGATAGCTGACACCTCAGACCCGAACAACACCACATATCCGTTCGTTTCTCAGAACTCAGAAATCTATATGCAAAGTGTTCGGCTTGGGACGTTGAAGTTTGATCAGCTGCAATCAAACAACGGGAAACTCATCATTCGAGGATACGGGAACTTTTCGGACATGAGGATATATTCGTAATGGTTCAGCTGTTCATTGGTCACAAGCCCGGTGTCGGCGCGGTTCTGAAGTGTCTGAAGTACGACACCGACGACGCTCTGACGCTGGCGAACAACGCATATGAGCGGCTCTACTTCAATTCAGAAAATCAGAAGCTCAGCTATGTATTCCCGGCTGATGCCTTTTATTTTCGGAATGCCGAACTGTCAGGGTTGCCGGAAGGTGTGTTTAGCGTCAATCAGGGTAAAATAGTTGGCCGAAAAACCACGTTCGGTTCATTTTACGACGTGACGATTTTCTATAAGATCAATGCGGTATACCCTGAATTGACCTATCCGCCCATTCCCGAAGTCCGGCGAAAAGACCTGAACAATGGAAGAACGGAAGCCAGTGTTCTTGACGTGACAACGTACAGTGCAGGTGGCGGACTAATCGAAGCATATCAATACCGTTATCAAATGGTCCGTGTTGCATCATTTGACACGGCATCATCAACCCAGACGCTCGTATCATCCTATAATGGCAAAGTAATCAGCGCTATGAGCGGCCAAGTGGCATTGGGCTCGCTTGTCTTGCCGATCGACGGCGGTAGCGCCTATTTTGACGACAGACGGGCCTTTGTGACTTACCCCAGCATTTGGGACTTGCCGGCTGATAGTTCGCCAATGCGATCATACGCCTATCAGCCAGACCTTTTGATGCTGGAAGCATCGCAATCCCGCTTCACTTTGGCGTTCCCTGGGCATTCAATTTATGACACGGGCCTCCACACCAAGATAATCGACAGCGAGCGCTCGCCTGCGCTTTGCATCATGAACGGTGTTCGGAACAACATTGCTGCCGGTACAAGCGTCACCATCCCCGCGCCTCCGGGTGTGATCTTATCCGAACGATTGATTATGGATTTCATATTCCGTGGCGTTGGGGATGACTGGTGGGTTCCAAGCCGGATACCGTACAGTTTATCAGCCGGGCGACGGAGCATCTATTATACGGTGCAGTCCAACTCCATTACGATTTACAACGATGGGGAAGCATCTATCGATGTCCGGTATGTTGTTTTCAATGCCGATGACAATGGCAACTCATCCGGGGGCAATCTTGTCATGTTCAGCGCGAACGACGGGGAGCGTGATTTTACGCAGATAAAGGTCCCCGGTTCGAGCGATCCAGCGTCGAGGCCGAATGACATATTATTCGACACCCGGTTCCCGTCGTTTCAAATTATCGGTGAGGGATTTATCCCCATTGAGAGTTTTTATGACACACCGGCTATTGAGAAAAATCTTGGAACCAAAAAAATTGATTTGCCGTTCACCAATGGCGGATTAACGCCGTATCTAAAATTCTCGATTGTGTTTCCGAACTGCATGACAACGCCATTCTGGTCATATCAAATTGAGGCTGGCGGCAATTCCAGCTCTTCAAATGTATCTGTATTGGCCAGACTTCGCGATAACAACGTTACTTTCTGGTCTTCACCAGGCAATTGGTCCCGAAAAGGGACCGACAGTACGGGGAAAGTGGAGTTCCATTACGATCTCCCTGATCCCGTTGGCGTTCGGTACTACCTTTTCGGCATCTCGCAATAAACTCACATAGGAAAATGACATGGCTGTTCTGTCGGATTACACTTCTGGCACGATAACGCTTGCCAATGGTTCAACCAATGTCACCGGCACCGGTACACTGTTTGATGTGGCAAAGTTTCGTGAAGGCGACACACTGCAAATCCAAAACCTGACGGCTATAATTGCCAGTGTCGATAGCAACACGCAGTTGACATTGATTGAGCCGTGGACGGGTGCAGATCTAATTGATGCGCCTTATCGGGCTAGATACTTGCCAGACGGCGCACGTGTCACCGCTCAAACCACCACCCTGATAGAGCTGCTCGGCAATGGTGTGCTGTCCAACATTGCCGAATTGCCCGTTGAGGACGGCAAGCTTATTATCGGTAACGCTGCCGGGCAATATGTGCCAATCAGTAAAGACGAGCTTGGCATCCAAGACCCGAATGGCAGCCTTGGTAAGCTGGCTGGGTTGACGCTTATCGGGAACCGTCTGTTAACGACAGATGCGAATGGAGATATTTCGCTATCCGCCAATGCGGGCGAGGTCGTTATGCTTCCCGGCAGCACAATACCGTCAGATCGTCGGTTGTTGAAACTGAATGGTTCGACTATTAGCCGAACCTCATACAATGACCTGTTTCAATATGCTGGCGATAGCGGATCTTTAGCTGCGCAGGGAAGCAAAACCCCGGCTCAATTTGGTACAGGTGATGGCTCATCAACATTCACATTACCAGACTGGCGAGGCTACTTCATCCGTGCATGGGACGATGGGCGAGGGATTGATGTGGGGCGCTTGATGTCAGCTATTCAGGCGGCGGCTATGCAAAATCACCATCACGAACTGCCGTTTGGTTTTGATGGAAATGTTACTTGGCCTGCTATTTTTGATAGTACAACAACAGAGCCAGCATTTGGATCATCTATAAGATCTGTTAATAGAACTCAAGGTTCTCACGCATCTGGAGCTGCAATTTCTACAAGCAGGGTGGCGTGGTCTTCTCAGGAAATTATTGACGGTGGAGAGACGCGACCTATCAACTTGGCCGCTTTGTTTGCAATAAGGTATTGAGGCTCATTATGCTTGTTTATCAAACAGACTATACCGGCGACGGGCGCTTTGTTGGCACCATTGATGCTGATCCAGACCCGATGCGTAAGGGTGAATGGCTCATTCCTGCCGGGGCTGTGACTGTCGAGCCGCCGTTGGTAGAATATCCAGCATATGCCCGCTGGGCTGGCGAAGCGTGGGAGGTTTATACACCGCCAGAGCCGGAGCCAGACCCGGAATTTCCGGCACAAGAGCCTACTGTCGAAGACTACCGCGCTGCTATTCAATCCCTGATCGACGGTAAAGCGCAGGAAAAGCAGTACGACAGCGGCGCAACGCTCGCCAGCTATGTCAATTCGACAATTCCGCAATGGGCGGCAGAGGCAACGGCCTTTGTCGCATGGCGCGATCAGGTCTGGGCCTATGCGCTGGCAGAACTGGACAAGGTGCAGAACGGTCAGCGTGAGCAGCCAAGCGTGGAAGCGTTTCTGGCTGAGCTGCCGGTGTTTGAGTGGCCTGAATAACCCTCCCCACAATCTGACTGACCGCACAGCCCTTGAGGTGCTTTCACATACCAAAAGAAAACCCCGGCTGGGTGATGATCAGCCGGGGTTACGCATCGGTGGAGGCATGGGCAGCTAGCGCTGATGCGCTCTTTACTTTAGCACATGCTTGAAAAGTAAAACGCCTCTCTATCGACAGCTATCTTCCCGTGTCTTACCGGATCATTTTGATGTCGTTCGGTATACCTTCGATGCGCCCACATACCGGCCAAGGTTGATAACTGTTCCGCTTCTCGAAGCCCGCTATTGGCAAGTGTCAAAGCGCCGGTCTCGACAAAGCCATGCCGATACATATTGCAACCTGAAAAAGAATAACCCCGGCTTGATCGCTCTAGCCGGGGATGCGCTAGCTTGATGGTCACATCTCACCGTCGCGCATCAAACATCCCACAAAAATAGGAAAACACAAACAAAAACCCCGGCCATGGTGCCGGGGTTGTGGTCCAATGCGGTGTTACAATTTACGGCGGTGGTTTATGTAATACCGGATCTCTTTCCAGCCGATAAAAGTTAACACATATGACAGCGCGGCAAGAATAGCCGCTTCAATTATAAGAAACCCAATCATGATGCGACATCAAGCCTGAACTAGGCCGCCTCCTGATTTTTTGCCCTTCATCCATGGAAGCGCGACTTCTGGCTCTTCAAGAATTCCGGTCTTCTTGGCGAAACCTCGAATCGCGCTCTCGGCTGCTTCCACTGGTTTGATGCCATCGTGGCTATCGCAGCACGCTTTCCAAGCGGTTTCATAAATGAGACCTCGGTCGTATTCGGGCCATTCATAAAGAAAATCGAAAGCATCCCCGAGGCTAGCAATTTCTCGAACAAGGTAAGGGCCGTCCTTCACGAAAATTGGACTGTCAAACAAACGGTCGCTCATCGAAACCTCCATTTGATCGAACGAAAAAGTTGGAATGACGGCATCGATTTAGTGATCGCTCTGGCGGTTTCAAGAACCCTTTATTCTTAAATTTCAGGACATCCCCATGAACAAAACAACGTTCTTCGCGTATGCGAGGCGCGCGCCTTTTGGCGGGCGTTTGAGCCAGGCGCAGGTCGACGGCACGTCGGTTATTCTGGCTGAGGCCGAGCGCCGAGGCCTGCCTGACGAGCAGACGGCTTATGTGCTCGCGACGGCATTCCACGAGACCGGCGGCAAAATGCAGCCGATCGAGGAAAACCTCAATTATACCAGTGCGGCTCGCATCAGGCAGGTGTGGCCGTCGCGGTTCGCGTCTGTTGCCGCCGCCCAGCCTTATGTGCGCAATCCGCAGGCTCTGGCTAACAAGGTCTATGGCGGCCGCATGGGTAACACCCGCCCGAACGACGGCTGGCTATATCGCGGTCGCGGGTTGTCGATGATTACCGGGCGAGACAATTATAAGAAGTACGGCCTGGGTGATAACCCCGACGCCGCGCTGGAGGATGGCACGGCTGTCCGCATCCTGTTTGACGGGATGATCAACGGCAAGTTCACGGGTAAGCGGCTGGCCGACTATTTCGGTAGCGGTAACGCTAATCCAGTAGGCGCCCGCGCTATCGTCAACGGCAGCGACAAGGCCAGCCTCATCGCCGGTTATTACCGCAACTTCCTCGACAGCCTCGTAGCGGCCCGCGAAATGAAGCCTGCCGTCGCCGAAGACGCCAAGCCTGACGATGTGCCGTTGCTGCAGGACAAGACTGTGCAGACGATCGTCGCGGGGACAGGTGGCACGCTCGTCACTGGCCTTATCGGTGCGGTGAGCAACCCATGGGCGTTCGCAACTGTCGCGCTTCTGCTGGTCGCAGCAGGCGCGGGGTTCTGGCTCTGGAAGAGCGCCAGACTTGAATTGAAGAGGGCGGCGGCGTGATATCCCGCATAGCCATTGAATATGACAGCGATGCGGGAACGGCCACGGTGCGGATCGATAACGGCTCGCAGCAGTGGGACAACGCCAAACTCACAGTCTGCGATGTCACCGAAACTCGCGACGGCTACCTGCTGCCGCTCAAAGGGCAGCAGCGCATGCTTATTTTGACGGGAGTGCCGACATGACCTGGCTGGCAACAATTAAAGCTCGCCTTGCTGGCTGGGCCGTGGCTATCGCTGCGGCCCTTTCGATTCTGGCGGGTGCCTACCTCAAAGGCAGGGCGGATAACGCGACGAGCGCCACCACCGACCGGCTGAAGGCCGCCAACAAAGCAAGGAAAATCGAAGATGAAACGAGCAAGCTTGGCGGCGGTGATGTTGACGCTGCTCTATCTCGGTGGATGCGTGACAGCCGGTAGCTACTGCGACGTAGCGCGGGCAATTCGGCCAAGCGTGTCGGACAGCCTGACCGACGGCACGAAGCGCCAGATACTCGCGGAGAACACGAAACTGGAAAAGCTCTGCGGGGTGCGGCCGTGAGGGCCCGGTATGCCTACGCAAAGGCGTGGCTAGCCTGCCTGTGGCTGGGCGTGGCAGCAAGGGGGATTATCGGATGACCGGCGCTGAAATCATGGCCGTGGTCGGCTTTATCGTGATGCTGATGGGCTTTCTGTTCGGCCTATGGAAGTATGTTGAAAGCCAGATTGCCAAAGCCGAGACCCGCAACGCTGCAAAAGCTGATGCGGCTACGGCTCTTGCCAGCCTGACGCGGCAGGAGCTTTCTGACTACAAGCTGCGCGCGGCTGAGACGTTCGCCACGAAGGCAGGTATGCAGGAACAGACGTCCCAGATCATGCGGGCAATCGAAAGCGTGGCGCATCGCATCGACGGGCTTACCGAGCGAATTGATAACATCATGGCGACGAGAACGACGGGGCGGGGGAGGGGTTAGTCCTGGTCGCCGAGCTCAGATAGTGTTTTTTGCAGGGCGGACTGCAGCGCGGTAGCCGCCTTTTCTTTTTCTTTCCGCTGAAGATCTTCTTCTAGGATGGCAATGATAACTGCTCTCGCAACCGGATAATGCTTTTTACAGGTCTCTTCATCGAGCTCATGAATACCCTTGCTGAGTACCTTGTACACTGCTTTGTGTTTAACCAAAACTTCGGGAAGATAATCTGCAAGTTTTGAAATCTTTTCGTCGATTCTTAATTGATCAAATCCAGAAATTTCCTCGTTCTCGGATTTATATCGATCATAATGTTGATAGATGAGTCGTTCAAATATCCGTCTTAGATATACATATGGCGCAATCCCGATGCCGTGACTCGCTAAACCACCTGCCCTATGTAGCTCCGAGTAATCTTGCTTATCTAATACTGAACGATATTTTGCAATGTCGTTCGAGCTTATAGATTCCATGGATGGAAACTGGCCGATTTTTTGAATGCCGTCCTTAGTGAACGATAATGAAAATTTATATTGGTGGTAGTTTTCACGTTGACATTTTAAGAGTATCGGCAATTCTGTAGTTGATAGTACGCCATTTTCTCGCGCATCGTTGAGAGTTTCATAATAGTTAGATCCAGTGAAGCGGACAAACGTTGATTCTTTTTTGCAGTATATGCAGTATATATCAATTTTGATCTTATCATCCCTGATGTATGCTACTTCTTTCTTTCTTTGATCGGGATCATCGTTAAATTTAATATCCGTATATAGTGGGCTATCGCAGAGAAACTGATTAACTTTATTTTTGAATGCTTCATTCGCACCGGTGTTAAGTTTCGCTATCGTAACCAAGTCAAACTCCCAATGACGATTTTCTTATAGTTTACCATGCCCCCTGATCTATGCACATCTGCGAGAAAGCTGAAGTCAGGCTTTCCCCATAAATCCACCCATTAACACCACATTTATCGAGACATTCCATCCTTCCTTTCGAGCCGCTCACCACGGCTACCAACCAAACACGAGGAGACTGTATGTCCAATGACAGACAGGGCGCGGGTGCGCGCCTTTCACACGAAGAACTCCTGCGGCGCGCGGAGGCTTACCGCGAGCACGGCACGCTGGTTAAGGCTGCTGCTGCGCTTGGCATCAAGAAGTCGGCATTCCACGACAGCATCAAGCGGGCGGCAGAGATTGGGTTGTTGGGTCCGTCGCCGACGTTGCCCGGCTATGCGATCAAAAGCCTGACCGAGACGCCGAACGGCACTTATATGCGCCAGACAAAAGAGGCTGGTCCGGTTTACGAGCCAACGGCTGGCCTTGCGGTCAAAGGCAAGACGACGCTCGTCAATGCCGAAGGCAGGGTGATCACGCAGCACATTATGGAGCGGGCTGATGTGCAACAGCAGCGCGCCATTTTGGATGCAACTGTTGCAGGGCTTAAGGATGTACTGCCTCGTGCGAAGCCCGTCCTCCCGCCTACGCATACTGCGGGTGACCTGCTGAACCAGTATACAATTACCGATCATCACTTAGGCGCCCTTGCGTGGAATGAAGAAACCGGGGCGGGCGATTACGATTTGAGGATCGGGGAACAACTAATTCTCGACTGGTTTGCCGCGGCTATTGCCCAATCTCCTAACGCCAAGCGTGCGGTCTTCGCTCAGTTAGGCGATTTTCTGCACTACGATTCATTCAAGAGTCTGACGCCGGAACACGGCCACCTTTTGGACAGCGATAGCCGGTATCCAAAGATGGTGCGCGCCGCAATCCGTATCATCCGCACCGTTGTGAGGATGCTGCTCGAAAAGCACGAGCAAGTGGACGTAATCATGTGCGATGCAAATCACGATCCAGCCGGGGAGGTGTGGCTTCGTGAATCTTTCGCTGCGTTTTATGAGGATGAGCCCCGCGTCAACTTCGATACGAACCCGGGAACCTACTCCGTCATTGAGCACGGAAACGTCTCGTTATTCTATCACCACGGCCATCGTCGCGGGACTAAAAACGTGGATTCTATCATGGTCGGCAAGTACCGCGAGATCTACGGCCGCACAAAATACAGTTACGCTCACACCGGCCACCGTCATGCTGACGAACTGCGAACGACCGACCTCATGAAAGTCGAACAGCACGAGACACTAGCCGCTCCAGATGCGTATGGTTCAAACTGGCTTTCTGGCCGCTCCGCCAAAGTCATCACTTACCACAAGAACTATGGCGAAGACGGGCGTGTGATCTTGTCGGCCGCCCGGGTAATGGGCGCCGCGCGTATGCCGGTGGCCGCGAATGATAACCAGCCTAAGCGGGCTGCAGCCTAACCACCGCGCCGCCCACCAAGCGGCGCTTTCACTACAAACACGAGGAGAATACATGCTTGAAGAAGCAGAAGACCGCTCCGCGCGAGCAGCTGTTGAAGGACGGCAGATGAGGGCCGGTGGGGCAGTTATAAGTTTCCTGCCAAAACATTATAACGACAGCCGCAAGCCTCTCGTCATCATCGAAAGCCCATATAGCGGCGAAGTTGCGCGCAACACCGAATATGCCCGCGCCTGCCTTCTGGACAGTTTGCGTCGGGGCGAGGCACCGATTGCAAGCCACTTGCTGCATACGCAAGTTCTGGATGATATGCGGCCTGATGAGCGAGAACTCGGCATTGAGGCTGGCCTTGCATGGTATCGGGTGGCGGAGAAGTGCGTCGTCTATGAGGATTGGGGAACAAGTGGCGGCATGATAACGGGCATCAGGCGGGCTAAGCAGTTTGGCGTGCCGGTTGAGTATCGGCGTCTAGAGACATGGAGGGCAGCGGCATGATCCCCTTCAATGTTGGCGATCAGGTCGTCTGCATCGATGCTAAGGTTGGCTTCGAACAGCTCATCGAGATCAAGGAAGGCGAAGTCTACACCATTTCCTGGATAGGCCCGTTCGAGCATTACACGCAGGGCAGTTTCGTTGGTGTTCGCCTCAAAGGCGTTGATCGCGGTATCTGCCCTCAGTTCGGATACGACAATCCTCCGTTCGCTGCGCGCCGGTTTCGGCCGCTTGTTCGCGATAAGCTGTCGTCAGTTCGTGGACTGCTTGCAGGCGGGCCCGTTACCGAGAAGTTCGAAGAGCCGAAGCGGAAGGTGAGGGAGGAAGTCTGATGGTTCCAGATGCGCGAATTGATCGTGAGATTGCTGATTGGGCGCGCGTAGGCGCTGCCATAGAAGGCCAGCCTGTATATGACCCGCGCGCAGTTACTTCTGACGGCGGCAGCACGAGCTACTACGAGTTACCGCCACAAGCAACCGAACTGAACGACCTGATCGAGTATAAAGGCATGTCCTTTGCGCTCGGCAACATCTTCAAGGCTTGCTATAGGTTCGGTGAGAAAGACGCGGCCAGCCGAATGTACGATCTGAATAAGATTATATACTTCGCGGAGAGGCTTAAGGCTTTGGAGCAAAGGCGGGCAGCCTAAAAAAAGCGCCCCGCAGCGAAAACTGCGCGGGGCATAATAGAAGGTTGTCATATGCCTGCGTTCAAAATTTTATTCAGACGAGACAAAAAGTAAAGCCCCGACGCTATCGGCAGGCGTCGGGGCCGCGCTTGGCAAATGAAGTGCATGTCCTTGCCAGCGCTCTATCCGCTGAGCTTCGTACGGACTCAGCGAATAGCTGAAAAATGCCCTGCCGAGGGACGAGTTAGGCAGGGCAGCATCAACTGCAACCATTTGCTGACGCGAATTTTTCCAAGAGATTGTATAACGATTTGGCGTCCACGATGTTCCCGCCTATTCATTTCGATCCTTACCTGAAATCCCGACAAATAGACCGCGCGATACATCATTGATCGCTCTGGCTGCCTCGACGGCTGACCAGTCCGATTTTTCAGCTTCTTCGATAAGGTTAACGACGCGCCCGGCAACTGCGGTTTGGCAATCTATGTTTCTGTCGGGGTATTTTCCCTCGTGCACCGGACCGGATATTTTTCTCGAGCGATTGGGCATGACGGCCTCCCTCGTTGAGATTTGAAGGTAGGGCGCGTTTTATAAGCTTGTAGTACCGCCTAAAACAAACTTGCCTGTTCTTCCTTGTTGTCATTGCTTGGCGTTAGGTCGATCAGATCGGCATCCGGCAGAGGCTTTTGCATTTCCTTGGCTTCATCCCATGGAGCGCGTAACCAGGTGTCGATCTCTTCCGTAGTGCGGAGGATAACCGGCATTGCCTTCGGGTGAACGGGTTTCACGACGGCATTCGGTTCGGTCGTGAGAAAGCCGAAGATATCGACCTCGACCGGCCCTTCCTTCTTCTTCCTCACGCCTTTCCAGCTTGTCCAGATGCCAGCGAAGGCAAACAGCGGCTTTTCCTCATTGAGAGCGAACCAGTGCAGCGGCTTGCGTTTTGTCTTCGGGTCTGGTTCCTGCCCGTATTCGGAGAAAGACGTGGCCGGCACAACGCAACGGCTTTCGACACCTTGCCATCGCCGCCAGTGTGGCGAGGTGAGGTTCCGGATATTTGTTACTCCGCTATCCGCTTCGCCCTTCACATACATCGGCGGTGTAGGCATGCCCCAACGGAGCATTGCAAGCTCTGGCTCATCGCCTTTGATGTTTCGCAAAACCGGGGCTGGATAGTCGGGAAAGATATCCATCTGCGGATCGACACGGTTTGTCAGGTCCGAGAATTTCTTGAACAGGCGGCGCATGGCCTCATGTGCCGTGGTCAGGTTATATAGATTGCACATGCGCTCCTCCTCGTTGAGGAGAGAATAGCGCGGTTATTTGCGCCGTCCAGCTAATGCATCTTCGCCTTCCTGTTTATGGGCGCGGCAGAACCATAGCTGTCCATACGTCGTCTTGTAGCCGAACGATCCCCATTCATTGCAGCCGTTTGAATCGCAGAGATGCACGAATAGGCTCCCGGCCTTCACTACGTGTGCGTTGTCGTTCTTATATCCGCTCATTTGTACCAGTACTTTCCATCATTCCACATATACGGTCGCCGAAATTCCAACCGTTTTGTATCTCGCAATTCTTCAAACATCCGTTTCACGAGACCTACAACCTCCTCCTTGTTCTCACATACACCATACGGCAACCCCTGAAATGGGCTTCGCGTGCAAACCAAGCCCCACTCCCAAGTTCCTGCGCTCGGGCCAAAGTCGCGTCTCATGATACGGCAGAAGCTTCCCCATTCCGTATAAGCAATGAAATCACCGGAACGGGTCTGACCCCCGATCACTGTTCTTTTCCATTTCAGGATCATCATTTTTCAGGCAGTCCATAGCTGATGAAGTTACCCGCCTTGTTTCCGCACTTGCTGCAAACAAGCCGTGGTTCAATCTCTTCGAGCGTTACCCATTCTCCGAACCGAGCGGCCATAAGCGGGGCTGTCCTTTCCAGATAATGCCGACAACGCGCACAGCTAAAGCGCACGACGTTTCGCGGGCGCAGTTCTCGCAGCACCGTTCGCATTTCATTTCACGAAGATTGTCGGCTTCCAGCCTCGCGCAAAGCCCATCGACATAGCCAGACTGGCGTATTCGATCTCCTTCACGAGAAAATCCCGATCCTTGAGAAGTGATTCTATCGCAGCTCGCACATCGCCCTTGTGGTAGGCGAGAACCATTTCAATTTCGTCGTCGTAATCATTTTCCTGCGCAACCGCATTCATTGTTCTGCTCCAGTGAAGCAGACACACGCCACCAAGCATGTCTGTGAGGTTATCGGGCCGCCTTCCGATGTTCCTAAAATGTTCTCATTGGTGACGAGAGTCAATCGCGATCTTGATGCTGTGGAAAGACGGTGGATTGTCTGTGGATTTCCTGTCCTTTGTCACGCTTAACTGACGACGGTCTTCTGCCAAATTCCATCGCCAAAAGGCTTGCCGCCATGCCGACGCATGAAAGCGCTCATGCACTTTTCAGTAGGAAAACTGAATACGCAGAAATCAATTCCGGATTTGCGGGCCATGCGGTGAGGCAGGCGAGCGCCGAGCCGATCAGCATCACGATGAACCTCGCGACGGGCAAACTTCAAAGCATAAGCTTCTGGGAGAGCTACCTGGAACGTTTTCAT